CAACTCGAGCCGCAACTTCCGCCGCAACTTACGCCGCAACTTACGCCGCAACTCGAGCCGCAACTGAAGCCGCAACTGAAGCCGCAACTTCCGCCGCAACTCGAGCCGCAACTTCCGCCGCAACTTACGCCGCAACTTACGCCGCAACTCGAGCCGCAACTGAAGCCGCAACTGAAGCCGCAACTGAAGCCGCAACTGAAGCCGCAACTTCCGCCGCAACTGAAGCCGCAACTTCCGCCGCAACTGAAGCCGCAGATCATCTTGTGAGTTTCCTATTAGAATGTATTTCCAAATCCTGGAGAATGTATTCGGGCGGTAATCAATGGTCTTCGTGGAGTTCGTTCATCACAGCTGGGCGCTACGTCTATCAATTGCCAATAGATTATTCCAAATGGGATCACTGGGAAGTTCTCAGCAAAGTGTCTGGACCGAGATATGTTCACAAGCGATTTTCTATCGTGAGTGATTTACCGATCCGGATCGGTCGAGATGAACAAAATCGACCACACTGTTCTGAAGGTCCTCAGTTAGAATGGCGGGATGGGTGGAAGACGTACTATTGGCACGGAACGAAAGTCGATTGTAGGGTTATTGAATATCCCGAATCGTTCACGAGAGAAGAATTGATGGGGTCAAATAGTGAAGCGAATCGGGCGATTGCTGAACGACTCGGCTGGGAGCGCTATATAGAGAAAATTGGAGCGCATAAACTCAACGACTGGCAAGATCCGAGAACACTTCTTGACTATTCACTTCTTGAATTGCCATCAGAGTTGGGTGAATTGAGACCGCGGCTGCTTATGATGAAAAGTCCACCACTCAACGACGGCACGCAGCCGAAGTTCATTGAGCCGGTTGATCCTGGTCTGAAAACCGCTCAAGCTGCGCGCAAGTGGCAGTTTCGTCTATCATCTCATCAGGCGGCGCGATACTACAGGCACGGTGATATTGTGGTAACGTACGCTCCCAAAGACTCTCTCTACTGGCCATCGGTAGAGGAATGCAACGCAAACCCAGAAATCGAATTTGTACAGGAGGCGTGATATGACTGAAATCAAAAGACACAATGGTAAACTGGTTCTCGGCGACGGCGAAGTCACGGGTCACCAACACACCATTCGAGACAAATCGGCGAGAATGTTCCGGATAAACGTCGAAGATCGCGCTTTGAACATTCCTGACGGCGCAACACTGCGCCATGAGCGCGGCGATGTTCCGGCTGAGCACCGCGACATCATATTGCCAGTGGGCGAACCAGTCGTAACAACAAAGAGGCAATACATTCCAGAAGGGTGGACTCCGGTTCTTGATTGAGCAAATGACTATCAAGAATCGAAAGGATGTGGAGGCTTTGCAGGACAGTGTCCAAGCTGGGCAACAAAGTCGATACGACCCTATCAGGAGCAGAAACGATGGCGAGGTCTTGCAGGTCGAGCCTTCTGGTGAGTTCCTCGGTGGTGTCGCGTGCGCGTCAGGAGTCGAAAGGATGAGGAGGTTTTGTAGTACGGGGTGCCAATGAGGTAAATCAAAGGCACCGCCGAACGCCGGGAAGCAGAAGGAAAGGTGCTGCAAAGTGGCCCACAAGTCAACCGTAGAGATTCCGCCAGCGGACGAACTCAAGTTGCGCTGGTACTTTTCCCTGGGAATTTCAGCCTTCGAATTCTCCACGTTCGGCAGACAAATCGAACTTGCTCGACTGCACAACGAAGGTTCATTCATATGCCACAGCTGCGGGGGTGATGGAGTCTCTGGCTCCGGTGCGTTCGCGGTAATCTGTCGCGCATGCAAGGGCCGCGGAACGCATCGCTCAAGTCTGTCGAGCCATGCACCCTCTAGATTCGCTACAATCCGGTGCGAGAAGTGTGATGGTGTAGTCGGAAATGATGATTGCCCCGATTGTGGTGGTGATGGCTACATCGAATCATCGGGCGCTTTCGAAACTGGTGCTCAGCCATCAGAGCTTCACGAGCCGGATATCTCGGAAATCAAGCTATACGGCGAAGTTGCCCGAGTTCTACGTGTACTCAGCAAGACACATAATCAGGTTCTTGAGCGATTTTATGGTGACTGCGGAGAAAGATGGGCTAGAACAGACCGCGGTCGCATGTTCTCGCTTTACGACCTCACCAAGGCAGGCAAGATGCTGCTGGAGACGTTTGCGAAGCCAACTGAGGCCTGCCTGCCACCAATTGAGCGCATCGGTGTCGCCGCCGAACTCGAACGAACCAAGTCCGTCGAACGCCGAAGGCAGCAGCTAAGCGACGCTCTGGCCCAATCGGTCAAACTGTACGGATCGACAGCATCATCCTGGTGCGCAGCTCGGCAGCACCAGAAGGAGACCATGTATGCAAAGGCGGTCTAGGCGTAGGTTGTCCCGTGTGTACCTGAGCTCCAGAGAGCTTGCTCAATTACTCGGTTTCGAAACGACCGAGGGCGCGGTCGAATTTTTGAAACGCGAGAAATTAGGCCGAAAGCTTGGCGGACGCTGGAAGGTAACGCTTGACCAACTGCAGTCAAGCTATCCTGAAATGGCAGCAAAAGCACTTCGAAGCGTATGAATCCCAACGAAACCCAACAAGACACCCAAAACCGCATCGCGCACGTGGGCGCGTACTTTTAGGATTACCGAACAAGCCGCAGCACGCGGCAGCGTCCAGGCCAAGTGACCGGCAGGCGGAACATCCCATCAAGCGCATGAAGCAGGAGCCAGCAGCCAAGCCCCGCCGACTCATCATCGACGTGCCGCCATCCTGGCTCAAACATGTCCGTGACAGCGCCCTCAAAGCGTCAGTGGCCCAGCGGGTCATCGAAAAGCAGATGCGGCGCCTAGAATCCGAACGAAATCAGGCGAGCGGAACACCACAGCGGCACGATTGAGCCGCATAGTGCTCGCCGGAACAACGCACCAGGTCGCCGCATGAACGACATGGCACAAGGCTGGTCCCCGGCCCTCACGGCCCTGCACGAGGACATGGCAGCGGGGCAGCACCCCATGGATGTCGCGGCACGCCGGGATGCACTGGCTCAGCTGCACCGGTACTTCAGCGCTGACCAAGCGCTTACCATCCTGGAGGTCGGTTGTGGCTCCGGATACCTGCTGGACGAAATCGCCGCAGCGTTTCCCAGCGCTGGCATCTTCGGCGAAGACGTTCACCCCACGGACTCAACGATTGCCGGGTGGAGCCTGCTCGACTGCCCGCTACCCACCGGATTGTGTGACGCCGTCCTAGCCCTCAGCGTCCTAGAGCACATCCAGGACGACACCCTGGCCCTGCAGCAGCTCTATCGCATCCTGAGACCCGGCGGCATCGCCATCATCCAGGTCCCGGCAGGGCAGCACCTGTACGACGGCTACGACGCAGCCCTGGGTCACTACAGGCGCTACGCTGATGGGGTCCTGGCTCAGCAGATGCTCAACGTCGGGTTCGAGATCACACGCGAAACGCATCTCGGCGCGGTGGCATACCCGGCATTCTGGGCAGCAAAGACCTGGAATCAGCTCACGCACGCCAAGCCGAGTCCGGAACTGGTCCGCGAAAACGCGACCAGCTCTTCCAACGGAATGCTCATGCGCGCTGCGCTCAAACTCGAACAGGCGCCGGCAAGTGGCTGAATTACCCGGTTGGCATTAGGTGTCTAGTCACGGGAGTCAAGACGAAGTGAATTCGGTGCTGGTGCTTCATAAATGCGGTCGATGTGGGCAAGCGGCTATTCCGTTCGACTTGGAACTCCGAGGCGAACAAGTCGCGAGCGGATGGTCATGCAAAGAGTGCTTGCAAAAGACGCAGAATGAGCTCGAAAGCGTCAAACCAGTCTTTGAAGCGATGCTAAGTTGTGGGGTTACTCGGGACGTCGCAAACGACGTCATGACGTATTTGCTCGAAAGGCATAACCCGACTTGAACTACAAACGCGGCAAGCCGAAGTCAAAGCGCGCTGGCTGCCTCTGGTGCAAGCCTCACAAGGCCGAGAACGTCCGCAAGATTCCTCGAAGCAAGCGGGCTCAGTCGATACTATCCGAGCGCATCGGCATCGTGTACATCAACGGCAGGCAAGTGGCCGAAATCGAAAGCATGCGTGCGAGATGACCACCGACCCCCGCGAACGCCGCAGCCCCGAGCCCATCCAGCCGAGGCACATCGAAATCGCTAGGCTGTGCGGTGACTGGTGCGGTGGGACCAGGGGGACTGAATCCTACATGAGGCGGAAAGTTGAGCCGGCGAATGGCAGCGCCTCAACCCCGCCAACAGGTATGCATCAAAGTACCAGCGCCCGAGTGGCCTAACGGAAATGTCTCGTAATTCGACAGCAGAAAAGGCAGAACTGACGCCCGGCGCACTAATGCCTGACAGAAACCATGCGCGCGAGCCGGCGGCCGAATGGGTGCACATTGACGAGCTGGTCCCGTGGGAAAAGAACCCCAGGAAGAACGACGAGGCGGCCCCGAAGCTTGCAAAGCTCATAGTCAAGCTTGGGTTTGGGTCGGCCATGCTGGCCTGGATAGACCCGGCAACGGGCGCCAAGCAGATTTTGGGTGGTCACACTCGCAAGAAGGCGGTCAAGATACTGCAGCGGAAGTTGCCGATGTGCAGCGCCACGCAGCGCGCCAAGTGGCATCCTGACGCAATCAGGACCGCCGAGACTGGCATGCTTCCGGTGCGAGTCCGGACAGACTTGACGCCTTCACAGGCTCACCAGCTGGCAATCTCTGACAACAAGGCCAACGAATGGGCCGATTGGGACGATGAGCTACTGCCAGACGTTCTGTCCGAGTTCAGTCTCGACGACGTCGAGGACATGGGCTTTGATCCAGACAAGCTCGACAGAATGGCCGACGATCTGTATGGGCTTGGGGAACTCAATAAGCCGTCGATCGATGTCACTGGTGGCGACAGATTTGAGCTTCGGATATCGGGACCGCTCGACGCTCAACTCGAAGTGATGCGGCTGTTGGGTAAGATTCCAGGCGTTGAAATCTCTGAGTCATGAAATCTTCGCCGCTTGCGACGCTGAAAAATAACACTCAGCGGTTCAACGCAAAGCATGCGGTCGACGCGAAGACCACCCTTCGACTAAAAGCCGCCGCATGGTGTCAGCCTCTCAATGTTTTCGAGGGATTCTATGGGTCCGGTGAAATGCGCAAACGCGCATGGTCCAATGCTGATTATTGGGTTGGATGTGATACCGAACCATGGAAAGCGGGACAAGAACCGCGATTAGTTGGAGACAACAGAATCGCCCTCCGTTCGTTGGACTTGGGACGGTTCAACGTTTTCGATCTAGACGCCTTTGGTTCTCCCTGGGATCAGCTGCTCATAATTTCTGAGCGACGCCAATGGGATATGGGAGAACACGGATCGATCGTCATAACAGACGGCACATCCATGAATTTGAGACTAGGTTCGGTTCCAAAGTCACTAGCGCAATTGGTTGGCGTATCATCGCGCAGGTCCTCGGGGAATGGCCTAGAGCTTCAAAGCCAAGGACTGCTAGCATGGTGCGAAGTTTCTCACGTTAGACCCGTGGACATATTTAGCGCCAGGGGTGACACATGCGCAGTGATGAAATACTCATGCGTGAATTTCGAGGGTCTTTAGGCGACCAACCCCATCAAGCTTCTTGTGCACGTAGGTAGCCGGCATTGCTCCGGGCTTCGTGGGCATCTCGTCCCAGGTTCGACCGTCGAGCAATCGACCCGCTGACGTGGGTCGGGATCCACCGTGTTGCTTGAAAAATAGCGGCACTCCGAACTTGATGCACTGGTCGCGCAGTCCGCGAATCCAGTCAGTGTGTTCAGGGTTCGGTTCCCATTTGCCTTTGCGGTTCTTGCGAGCCAGCCCGCGGACATCGGCTATGGTTGGGTCCATCATGTGAGAGCCTGACTCTCCACCGATGATCAGCCAGTCGATTCCGATGAGGTCGAGGTCAAGCGGTCCGAGCAATGGTTCCGCTGAGACGAACTTGACTCCGGCATTGATGGCCTTGAGCGTGTCGAGCCGGTGTGCTGTGAGTTGGTGTTCAATCGTGACACCGAGCCAGACGCAATCCGGAACCGCTCGAGTCGCAAAATATCGAGCGGCCAATTCGGGGCGCTTGGTCAGCAACTGATAGCGGTGCCGAGGTGTCGAGCGAATTGCGTCAAACATTTGGTCTCGATACGAGTCCGGGATCTGTTTGTGAAACCAGTCACTGGTCGAATTGCAGAAGATGAGACTCGGATTCTTGATTCGCGAGGGTTCGTCCAGCTTCCAAGGCCGCATTGTGATGTCGAATCCGTTAGGGAATGCCGTCGTGCCGCGCTTGTCCTCGGTGAGGCGCTCTGCATAGCAGTGCTTGCACCCAGCGCTCACTTTTGAGCAGCCACTTACGGCTCCCCACGTTAGCTCGGTCCAGAGAATTTCAGTCTCTTGCATTTTTACAAGCCCTTTCTAAATCATCGACACCAGCTGAGCCGTCACGCTGGCAACACCATCTAAGTCCGGAAACTCGCGAAATGCTCCGAGTCCCCCGATTTTGTTGCGAGTGTTCGGTTCGAATTTCGACTTGTCCCACACTGTCCTGTCTGCGAGCATAGGGCGTGTCGATTTGATATCGGAAATTGGCGCGTTATCGACCAACTGAGGATTCACCGGACCATACAGCTCTAATCGCGTTGCCCAATCCTCATTGCGGCAGCCGCCGGGCGCCGGGCTCGAAACGAGGCAATGGACACGGAGCAACACAGGCTCCTCCGGCTGTGCGTGTTCTAGTTCGTAGTTCGATTCGGCGATGAGCACGCCGCCGATGCGTTTGGTCAACGGTATGATTCGTGCGCCACTGAGGTTGTATTCGCGAGTTTCGCCACACGGGACCTGTTTTGTGATGCGTAGATTGGTCATTTCGAGTCGCTTTCTATCGGTCTTGACCGACACATAGATAATGATGCTAAGTAAGCGACTTTGCTAGTCTTTTTTGCGGCACTGCTAAAACCATAGGAAGACAACCTTTTCACCAAAAGCCACGACCTTTCTTAGTCCAGGCCCGCGGATAAATCGACATGGCAGGCAAGACCCGAGGCCCGAAATTCAAGCTGGACCGAGCCCTTGAGGCGCGTCTAATCCAGCTGCTCGAAGCGGGCGTCCCAAGTTCAGTCGCCTATCCGGGGGCTGGAATCAGTCGCGAGACGGCCAGCGACTATCGGCGGCGTGCTCGATTGGGCGAGCCACGCTTCGTTGAGTTTGACGAGAAGATTCGGGCCGCCATCGCCAAAGGCCGTGTCGGTCTGCTCCTGCAGGTCCGCAAGCATGGCAATAAGGACTTCCGGGCTCCGGCGTGGATTCTGAACAACGCCCACTCGGAAGAGTTCGGCCCCAAGTCTAAGGTCGAAATCTCGCTCGAGCAGGAAGCGCAGAAGCTCCTAGGCGTAGCCAAGAAGGCGTTGCCACCCAGTGAATACGCAAAGCTACTCCAAGCCTACATCGCAAGCCAGCAGGGTAATGCTGGAGATGGCCCAGCGGGAACTGGCGAGCCTGACGGCGAGTGAGACGATAGTTGACCCGCTAGAGTTCATCCGAGACAAGCTAGGCGACAGGCTCTGGTCGCGACAGATTGAGCTAGTCCAGTCAACCTGGGCGAACACGATCACAGGGTGCATCTCGGGGCAGAAGACCGGCAAGACCCGGTGCGCCGCCGACATCGCAATCACGTGGTGCAAGAGTCACGCGGAAGGAATCGTCCGGCTAGCGTCGGCATCAGAAGACCAGCTCATTGACGGTCTATGGGGTGAGATTCGCCGGCTCCTGCTGGCGCACCCTGAGCTAGGTCCCGCTCCTGCGCTTGCGCCGTCTACGGGCTGGCGACTGAGCGAGCAGCAAAAAATCATCGGCGTCACCGCCAAGGAAGCAAACCGCATTGCGGGTCGTTCTGGTCCCGAGCAGCTCTGGATCGTCGATGAGGCATGCGGGATCGACTACTCGCTCTGGGAGGTCATCCTAGGCAACCTCATGGGTGGCGGCCACCTCGTATGGCTGACCAACCCTGTTAGCATTGGCGGAAAAGTCTACGACTGGGACACCAAGCCCGATAGCGCCGCAAACGTCATCCGAATTGACGCCCGCGAGGGGCCGAACTTCGAGTTTCTCCCCGATGGCAAACCAAATCCAAACTGGACAGGCGAGATAGTACCAGGCCTGACGACGCCAGAAGGCGTACAGACCATCGTCCAGGATTACGGCGAGGACTCGGCCGAGCATGACGTGCGCGTCAAAGGCCGCTTCCCGCGCCAGGGATCGAATGTGGTCATTCCGCTTGGGCTTGCCGAAGACGCCATCAAACGCTGGGACAGCACGCCTGACGAAGGCCCCCTTACCCTGGGCGTTGACGTGGCCCGGTTTGGCGATGATGACTCAAGCATTGCGCCGCGCCGAGGTCTACGGGTTGGACGCCCGCGACCGTTTCACGGTCTCGATAACGTCGCGCTGGCGACCAAGGTAGTCGAGGTCGCAACCGAACTTCGCATTGGTGATGAGCGCGTCTCGCTGGTGGTTGAGGTAAACGGAACCGGCTCAGGTGTAGTCGATACACTCAACAGCTGGATTGCCGACAAAGAGCGGAAGCTCGAGTGGCTCACCCTGCTGGCCTTCGATGCCGGTTCATCTGCCGAGGATGACGACGCCTACGTCAATGTCCGGTCTGAGCTCTGGTTCGCTGGGCAAGAATTTCTCAAGGAAGGCGGCGCAATCCCTCCGGACCAGCGCCTCAAGGGCGAACTGATTGCGCCCATCTACAGCTTCGACACGAAGATGCGTCGCAAGGTCGAATCAAAGGACGACATCAAAAAGAAGACCAAGCGGTCACCTGATATCGCCGATTCGGTGTTGATGTCGCTGGTTCAAGTCGATGAACCCGTTGATATCCCATACAACCCAGCCAAGGCAGTCAAGCGCTACGAGTCAGTCCTAGGCATGTGAGCCGATGCCATACTTCAAGCCAACCCCGTCCGCGCAACAGGTCCAAGCTGAGGCGGAACGACTGAAGCTTGAGTCGATGCGAGACAGGCTGCGGACGCGTCGCTACGCCGGCATCCTAAGCGAGACACAACTCCGCAGCATGCCAGACGCCGATGGCGAGAAAGAGCTGATGGCCATGTTCGGTGCGTGCGGCTACCAAGGCAAGACCGTTGCGTCACCGACGCGCGAGACTACCGACGCCATGTCCGCTGAACTGAAGAAGATTCGTGGATTCTAAAAGCTCCAACCAAAGACTGACTCATGAAATGGCCCTGGAGCAAAAAGCCGTCGGCGTTTGAAGCCGAATACGACGCCGTCAAGAAGCTACCCGATCCAAACAACCAGCTTGTGGGGCCGTCGTGGTGGGAGGGGCGAGGCTACGAGAGCGACGCAGCGCCAATCATCCCGACGTTAGAGCGCGTCAACAAGCAGACTGGATTTGCTCGTCCTCCGATCATAGACCGGTTTCCTGTTTTAATCGGTCAGAACCTCACCGGGCAATATCTCAGCTCGGCGATGCGGCTATGCAACAGCGGCTATCGGTACCAGTACGTTGACGTCATTGACGAGCTGCTCGAGAACGACCCCGACACACGTGCGGTAGTTCGTGCACGTGTTCTAGGTGTCGCAAGCGGCCGCTACGAAGTACAGCCTGCAGAGCTACCAGGTTCGGCGACAGACGCGGAACGCAAGCTAGCTCAGACGGTAGCAGACCGATACGAACTCGACTTCCGAAACATCCCCTGCCTAACCCAGCGACTGCAGCAGCTCGCTTGGGCTGACATCTACGCGGTCGCGGCCCACGAGATCATGTGGGAGCATCCGGACAGCAAAACGTGGTGCATCGAAGACCTGTCGTTCATTCACAGCCGGCGCCTCAACTACACGAATCCGGTCACGTGGGACTTGCACGTCTATGACCAGGGCCTGGTCGGTCCCGGCAGCGACTACATGGGTCCGACCGTGGGCGTCTATGGGCTGCCGGTTGCCAAGTACCCGGGCAAGTTCATCACTCACACGCCGAGTCTGTCGGGGCAGTACCCAACCCGCGATGGCGAGGCCCGCTACATCGCCTATTACATGCTGCTCAAGCGCATGGTGGTCAGGTGCACCGGGCAAGACTTCGAGCGGCTCCTGCGCCCCTGGGTGGTTGGCTACTTCAATCGCCAGATGGCCGAGGGACAGGACGCCCCGTTCGCCGACTACAAGGACATCGCGGCCCTGAACGATGCCCTGGACGCGTTCGGGTCGGGCTCGATGAACGCGGCCGCGCTGCCCAACAGCGTCAAGGTCGAGATTCTCCGGGCCGTCACGGCTCTGTCGGCAGATCAGTTCCTGGCCTTCCTGAATCGCTCGATTGCCAAGTCGCTGATCGGGCAAGCTTTCACGACTGAACCGGGGCCGAACGGCAATTTGGCCACGGCCGAAGTCGCTGACAAGAACACGACCAAAATTCTGATTTACTCAGCGTCGTGCTTGTGTGACACCCTGCGACGTGACCTAGCAGTTCCGTGGCTACGTCTCAACTACCCGAACCTTTCGCGCGTCTACGCGCCGCGCCACGTTGTATCGGTTGACGATCTGCCGACCCCGCAAGAGCTGGCCAAGATCGTCAAAGACATGGCTGAGTGCGACTTGCCCATTGACGGCAAAGACGTTGCACAGCGGACAACCCTGAAGCTCACCGATCCGAATGACGCGACTGCGATCCGAACCCGGATGCTTTCGCCACAATACGGCCCAAACCCTGCGGAGTCCGGCGAAGCCCCCAATACGGCAATCGGCGTCAAGAATGCCGACCAATCAAAGGCCGACGACAAGACAGCCGACGGCAAGAAACCCAATCTCAAAGTTATCGGCAAATCACAGCCCTCAACAGAAAGCTAACCCATGGCTCAGCCTCCGACCCTGCCAGCTCAGTCTCATATGCTACTCATTGACGAAGTCGCCAAAGAAGTGATCCGCTTTCTGTGCGGGCAACGCAAAGGCGTCATTCCGATCAAGCAGGTGCGGGTAGTCGCCACTAGCGCGCTTACGATTACCGGCAACTCCTACACGGTTGATAGCGTCAATCTATCGACTGGCGATCGCGTGCTCCTGACCGCTCAGAGTTCGAACCTGGCCAATGGCATCTATGTCGCCACCGTGACATCGACGACGATGACGCTGGCGCGCGACGTTGACGCCAATGAAGAGAACGATTTCCAGTCCGGCATGCTGGTAGCGGTTGGCGAGGGGACCGTTTACGGTGGAACGCTCTGGAGAGTTACGACCGCTGGCTGGCCCGGAACCAAGACGCTTGGCAATGATGCTCTAGTGTTTGCACAGCTGACGACATTGGGAGTCACCGGTGCAACGGGCGCGACTGGCCCGACCCTTTCCGTCTCGGCGCCGTCTGGCGTCACCGTGCCAACCAACGCCACCACAATCGTGTTTGGAACGGGTCTGTCCGGTAGCATGTCGGGAACGACTCTCACGCTCTGGAAGCCGTAAGAGTGACGATAGCGGCCGCAATCCTAGCCGGCGGCAATCGTGAGCACCTCATCGGCGACGCCATCAAGAGCGTCGACCCGATGGTGGACCACGTTGTGCTGATCGACACCGGTTCGTCTGCAAAGGCAGCCATTCAGGTTGGCCGCGAGCTGTTGGGAGACCGGTGCACAGTCTTTGAGATGCCGGAGCCGTTCGACTGCGCGACGGGGCGGAACTTCTGCCTTGATCGCGCGCACGAGCTCGGCTTCGACTGGGCTCTACCGCTCGACACCGATGAGCGCATGCACGGCGATCCCGCAACGGTTCGTCGAATGCTGGACGAACTGAAGCACATTGACCACATCCTGATCGACGACGCTTCGGGCCTCTACAAGAAACCAAAGTTCATCCGGGTACCACGTAGCGGTTACTGGGATGGGGTCGTTCACGAGGCATACGTCAGCATGGCGCCGCGTGCGGTCGCGATTGGCATCACGTTCTCAGAAGTGCCCAAGTGCCCGGTCGAGCAAATCTGCCTGATCGCCACGGTCGAGTACCAGACCCGCAAGGCTCTTGAGCAAGACCCCAACAACGCCCGCTATCACTACTACCGTGGCGACTCACTGGCGGCGCTGGATAGATTCGACGAAGCCGTCGAGGAATTCCTGCAGGCGGCCAAGCTGAGTCGGTGGGACGAGGAAATCGACTGGAGCCACTACCGAGCCGCCCAGACCCGGTATTGCCAGGCCCACTACGAGGAATCGATCGGCATCTGCCTCGACTCCACGATGCGAATCCCTGAGCTGCCCTGGTTGGCAGCGCTCGGATACCATTCGCTGAAACGATACGACCTCGAAATCGAGATGGCCAACAAGGCTGCTGATTTGGCCGCCGTGCAACGCAAGACCGAACGGGTTGGCTTCGCGAACCGGTACGCCTGGTGGGAAGGGCCTTTTGATTGTCTCAGGTGGGCTTATCACGAGCTGGGCAACCTTGAGCGGGAGACCGTCGCCTACGTGAAGTTCCTGTCCCTCAAAGACGAACGCGAGAAGCACGACAAGCTAACCCGACTGGCAGCCTAGAAAGACTCTACCGTGGGACTAACGATTACCTCAAGACTCAACTCGTTTGCGAGCGGCGTTGTGTCCGTGGCCCGCTCGGGCACGGGCGCCATTGCCGCCGACAACACGACCCTGAGCGACGCCAACATACCGCCCGCATCGGGAGTTGATTGCTACCTGTACGACACCGTATTTATCGGCGTCGAAATCACAGGTGGTTCAAGCCCGACCATGACGATTGAGCCGCTGTTTCGCGACTCAACGGATGCAGCCGACGGCGCGCGCTGGTTCCGGGTTGTGTGCGGAGCGACTGATGGCGTAACACCAGCGTCAGCCGCGAACCTGACTACCGGCGCCCTTGCCAGCAACGTCAACTTCGCCGAGATCAAGGTCTTCGGTAGCCGCAACGTGTTCTTCCGCGTCACTGCGGTCGCAAACGCCACCAACACGACCGCCTGGAAGATTCTTGTGTTCCCCGGCAAGGTCCGAATCCCGACAGGTCTGTCACGTGGCTAAGGCGTCTGCGGCCAAGAAGCAGCCGGTCCGCAAGGCTGCCCCTCGAGCGCGCAATCTCAAGCTGGTCAGCCCTCCAACGATCAAGATGGCGTGCCGGTCCTGCAACAAGACTCACGACGTCGATAAAGACAAGGCATTCGCGGGTCCCGTCAACTGCCCAGACTGCTTTGTCCAACTCGTTCCCGCAGAACTGTTCTAACAATGCCGTACTTGCAGGAGCACGCCGCCCGGCAACATCAGCCCGGTGAATACAAGAGCTTTGCCCGCAAGGCTTTGCCCGGCATCAAGGGAATTGACGCCATTTACGGCGTCCGCAAGAGCGACGGCAAGACCGAGATTCAGTCGTTCAGATTCGACAAGAAGGTTTGGTCGCCATCGAAGGCCAGAGCCTGGCTGAAGCAGCACGGCAAGCGCGCCAACGTTGAAGCCGCCAAGTCCACCAAGGCTAGCGTGCCCTCAGATCTATCCCCCGTTGCAACGGAGCAATCCTTGTCCACCAAGCAAACAGTCGCAGACGACGTCCGCGAGCAGCTGTCGGACGACTATCCACCGGAGTCTACCCAGTGGGTCGAGTCCGTGCAGTGGGATGGCCCGAAGTCTGTCTCGCTGGTCGATATCGATTTCGCCAACGAGCAGAAATGGCGTGCGTCGGCTGAGCCCGAGAAAATTCTCAAGTTCGCCAAGAAGATCCAAAAAGGCAAGCTCAAGCCGATGGTACTCGCCAAGGTGCCCGGGAACGAGAAGCTCGTCGTTCTAGACGGACATCACCGCGCGTTGGCCAATCGTGCTCTTGGGCGCCCCGGGCTCGCCTACGTGGCGACGGTGCCGAGCAACAAGGGTCCCTGGATGGAGATGCACTCCAGTCAGACGCACGGCCCCAGCACGTTTTCGATCGAGACCACCGACGCCATCCTGCTGTCGATCGCAAAAGCGCCCACCGACCTATCTGACAATGTTCTGTCCCAGCTCTCCAAGGACTACCCCCCCGAGGCAACCGCATGGGTCAAGCAGGCGACTTGGTCTGGGCCTCGGACGATTTCGATGAGCAGCGTCGACCTCTCGCAAGAACAGCAGTGGCGAGCTGCCTCGGAGCCCAAGAAGGTCGAAAAGATCGCCAAAAAGATCCAGAAGGGGAAGCTCAAGCCGATCATCGCGGTGCAGTCTCCCGACTCCGACAAGTACACGGTCGTTGACGGGCATCACCATGCGCTTGCCTATCTCGATCTTGGCCGCGATCCAGTCGCGTACGTCGGTCAGGTACCCAGCAAGCATGGTCCGTGGACGGACATGCACTCCAAACAAATCGAGGATCCGAGCCCGATGTCCCTGCAGCCTGAGCAACAGACTCTATTCGACGTCGGCGTGGGCGCCGTGCATGTGCCAGGAACCGTCAAAGCAAAGCCACAGAAGCTATACGTGAGTGCGAAGCAGCGCGACAAGATGCCCGCGTCCCAGTTTGGTGATCCGGCGAATAAGTCCTACCCAATCCACGATAAAGCGCACGCCGACAACGCTGCGGCTCGCCTTGAGCAGCAAAAGGGCTCGATGTCTCCAGGTAAGTACGCCGCAATCAAACGGCGCATCAAGGCCGCCCAGCGTCGTTTTGGCGAAAAGCCAGGAACCAAGTCGTCGATCGTAAGTCCTTCAGGCTATCGCATTAGCCTGCGGCATCCCGGCGGTGGCAGCACGGTCATCCAGCACCGCATGAGTGCTCTATCAGGTGAGCAGGCCCTGACGGCCATGTGGCTACCAGATCCGGGTCAGCTACTGACCTACATTCCGATCGACAAGACCGAAGCGCTTGCCGAGCCACAAGCTGACGAGTCTGGCAACAAGCGCATCTGGGTCCAGATTGCCCGCACGGGTGCATGGGCGGGACATCCCCAGGGTGCGTTTGCGATCACTCCCTCGACCCTGGACCAGATGGTCCAGAACTTCTACGCGCAGGACTTCGGCCGCATCCAGTGGGACTTCGACCACGCTTCGGCGATGCCTGCGAACTCGGGCACGTTGCCTCAAATCGGCAAGCCCGCGCAGGGATGGATCTACGCGCTTAGACGCGAGGGCGACAGGTTGTTTGCACTGACCGAATGGCTGCCGCTTGCCAAGCAGTACATCAAGAATGACCAGTATACAGGCGTAAGCCCAGTCATCAATTGGCACTTCGCGGATCGGGCCACTGGCAAAGAAGTGGGTCCAACGATCACATCGGTCGCTCTCACGAATCTGCCTTTCATCACCGGCATGGACCGCCCCATCGCGGCCAGCCTCCACGGTATCGCTCGCAATCAACGAGGACCAATGCCTGTTCCACTCACCGAAATTGACGCGGGTGCTCAGCTGCTCGATACGGGCGAGCCCTATTGCTATTACTCCGATGCGGATTTGATGTCGCAGCTTAAGCAGGTTTTTGGACTGCACGAGCTAGCGACCGCGCAGCAATGCAAAGCCGCGCTATCGAATCTGACTGATCATCTCGATGCTGTAGACGGCGACGGTTCGGCGCACCACGAGGGCGTGGATCTCGGCACCTACATCGCGAAAATGCGCGATCTGATCAGTGGCGCCAAAGGGATGAGCGCCACCGAAGTCCTGCAGTTTCTGGATGGAATTCTCGACGCCTACATGAAGGAAAACGGCATTGCCGATCCGGACGAAGACTTGTCGCTGAGCGCTGCTGCCCCGCAGATTGACGCGCCCGCGGCCGCAGTCGAACCATCAACGGTCGCCACGGCGGCCTCAACGGAAGGAGCCATCGTGGCTGACCCTCAAACACCGCCGGTCGTCGCAACCGATCCGGCAACCGTGACGCCTGCCGGCACGGCAACTCCGCCCGTAACGCCTGCCACCGAGACCGCGGCTAGCGTTGCATCCACCGAAACCCCAACGCTTGAGCAGTCTGAATTGATTCTGCGCGTCGCGGCCCTGGAGGCCGAGAACACGCAGCTCAAGACGCAGATGCAAAGTCTATCAGCTTCTGCTGAGACCGAGGAACAGCGGCTCAGTGCTGAAGTTGATTCAGTAATCCGCGTCTACGGTCAGAGCAAGGGTCTCAAGCCTGAGCTGAAGCCTCATCTGTTGCAGCTCCTCAAAGCGAAGCCCGACGCATTCCGGGCCGCGTATCCGCCGGTTGCGCCAGACCAGGAGCACTTGCTGCTCAATCTCACGGGTGGCGGGGCGTCGAATCCGAACGCACCCGGTGCACGCGTTCCCGCCGATACGGCCCTGGACATCAATCCACCGACTCGGTTGAACGAGCATCAAGCCATTCTGGCGCTCGGTCTCAACGGTCTAACCGATCAACTCGTGGAAGCGGGGATCCCGTTCTCCATCGCACAAATCAAGGCGGACCAGAAAATCCGCGAGGCCCGCCAGGCCCTAGAAGCAACCCGACAAGGATAATCACATGACTACTCTTCCGTATGTTCAAATCGGCGAAGGGCCTGACTACACTTCAGTGCCCGTCTACAACGCAGGCCAGACCACAATCTACGCTGGCTCTCCGCTTGTCGTTGACTCTGCGAATCCCATGAATAGCGCAGGGACAAACAATCAAATTGCCGTCGCGACGCCCGTTGCGGCCGCATCGGCGCTCATCGTTGGAATCGCTCGACAAGACATTCCAGCAACCAGCGAAGGCCGCATGGTCCCGATTGGCCCCGTCGTTACGGGCGTCTGTGACGTCGCCGGTGTGACCGCTGGTGCTCAAGTCGCTGCTGGCACAACCAGCCCCTACACGGCCCTGACGATGGCAGCCGGAGGCAGTGCCGCGTTTGGCATCGCGCTGGCTTCCGGAGCATCCGGAGAGACCATCCCCTATGTACTCACCTACATCGCGTACGCGCATTCATAAGGGTCAATCCTATCACTCTTCACACAAGGACTACAAAAATGTCTGATGAACACATTGTCCCTCTCTCGTACGCAAATGAGTCTGATGCTCAGGTGCTTTCGGTTCAAGTTGACGGTCGCCCTGTTCGTATCGACGTTGTGACCGGTCATCTATTCGACAGATTCGGCAACGACGCTGGCCGTTGGTCTCCCATGGAAGAGACCAGGATCCAAGATCAGAACACGGCCCTTTCGCGTTCCGCACATCGCGAATCCGCGCACCAATCCGCCCTCGGTATTGCCGGATCATGCGTGAGCCCGCATGGTCACGAATATGTCCAGAGCGTCGCGAGAAGCTACCAAGCTCTTTCGATTGCAAACTCGGAGCAGCGCGCCCAGTATCTGGAAACCGGTACCTACAAGGAAACGGCCGCAAAAACTCGGATCGATCCCAAGGCTGCCAAGTTCCTGACTGATTGGCGTAACGCTAATCAGACCGAGCAGACTCAGTTGCTTTCAGCAGCGACGCCAGAGCAAATGAAGCTGCTTGTTGCGGCTGCGTCCCAGGCTCTTGACGTTGGGGTTGCTGACGTTCACGTCGCGCAAGCGCTGCCGAACTTCATCACCGGATACCACAACGAGGGTCCCGTAGCGGACGTATATTCGCCTCCGTTGGTTGTGCAACACAAGTCCGATTACTACTGGCAATACAAGAAGGAAGACGCGTTCCAGCGTGCTCTTCCGCAGCTTGGCGCAGCCGGCGGTGCCCCGTCCGAGATCTTCCCACGATTCGGAAACACGGAGTTCACGGCGATTCAGCGTGCCGTCGCGGCATTCGTGCCCACGGAGGTCGAGGCCAACCAAGACGCTCCGCTGCAAATCAAGCTCGGACATGAGAACCGTATGCTGGATGCGGCAATTCTGGAACGAGAAATCCGCACCCAGGCGCTGGCTCGCACGTCCGGAAACTGGAACAGCGCAACCACGCTGGCCACCACCTATCAGTGGAACGGCGGCGCCAACAGTGATCCGGTCAAGGACATCCAGACCATCATCGAGTCCAGCTATGGTGAGCCCAATGCGATGATCATCCCGGGTCACATCTGGCACGATATGGTCCGGAACCCCGCGGTTCGCTCGTACTACACATACGGCGGGTCGACCCCTGGAATCCTCACGGACCAGCAAATGGCCGCGCTGCTTCGTCTGCCTGAGATTTACGTGGCGCGGATGAAGTACATCAACACTTCGGGTGCCCTAAAGTACGTATGGGGTGACGACATCACCGTGTTCAGGCGCCCGCTTGCGATGCCGCCCGTGAATCAACGCGACGTATGCACGTCCGTGACGTTCCGGTGGGCGATGCAGAACATCAAGATCCCCGACGGGCAAACGTTCTCGCCCGAGATGACGGACGGTCGCGGCTGGGTCATGCGGCAGTTCTTCAATCAAATTCGCGGTGGTCTCGGCGGAATCCAGATGATTCTGTGCCTGGCTGACGCGGAAGTCCAGACGAGCAAGTATATCGGCAACCTGCTGATCAACGCTCATCAGTAGACGTGGTCATGATAGGGGCGGCGTAGTGTCGCCCCTCATCCAAGGAGGCGAACATGTCACAACCTAATCAACAGCAACAATCTCAATCGCAAAGCCCTCGGGCTCAAACGCTCAAGATTCGCATGAAGCCCGGATGTGGCCGCATGCTGATCGGGCGCAAATACAAGCTCATTGACGACACTATCGTTGCTCGGCGCCCAAAGACGCGGGACGACATTGCAGACGTGGTGGACGAATATTTGGAGCAAGGACAGGTTGCCGAGGTAACACTGGAGCAAATTGCCGCACTGCTTGGCAAAGACGGCAAACCTGCTCGTTCCGTCGAAGGCTATAGGATGCGCAAGATCGAAGGCAAGCTCTTGACCCACGACAAGCAGGGCAACGAGCTACCACACCCAGTCCAGACCGAGGACACGTGGACGGCGTCGAATGTCGTCTGGCAAGGCAACGAGCTGATTGCATCCCATCCGGATTGTCCCATCGAGATTGTGAGCTAACACAATGGGATTAGAGACGCCCCTGATTACGGCCGCGCAATTGCGGGCGTCTCTTACGCCAGAGGTCTATCTGGCCATCTTCGACGATGATCGGACTGGTGACATTGATAGCGTGGACGTTTCTGACGGGGTCTTGGAAGTACTCAATGACGCGCACGCGCTGACAATCTCGTCTCTTGGTCCCCTGTACGCTAGGCTGCCAACAAGTTCCGACGCGAAGGTTTCAATCCTTCTCAAGGCAGCCGAAAAGCAGTGGGCTCGAGCGTTCGCGTTTGAGCGGCGCCCTGAGTTCGAGCACGAATACGGGTATGGTGGCGAGAAGAGTAAGGCGGAGTCCAGGGCCAAGCGGATCCTGGATGAAATCCGAGCCGACCTAATGCAGATAGTTGATGCACCACCCGAACCCCAGCCGCGCAATGTAGGCGGCATCATTCGTCGGCGCGTCCAGCGAGTATTCCTAGACGGGCCAAACGGCGAGCGCAACTCTGGCGACTTCTAGGCATGACCATGGACCATGCTCCGTATGCGGGCGACGTCGACGTCTTCGGCAAGCTCGTCCTAGATCCGGTCCCGAAATACCAGGACGGGATCAATCCTGACGAGCAGGCGATCGGAGACCCGAGCCTGGTCGTGATCGGCGAGTTCATCCGCGCCGTCATGGTGGCACGCCTGAGCGATGCATGGTCGGACATCAACAAGCCGTCCATCGGCGGTGGAACTCCTGTTGTCAAGACGATCAGCTACAACAACCCCGAAGACAATACGTTCAACAGCAAGGACTTGCCGGGCCTCTACGTGTTCATGCCACGGGACAAGCCGGACAAGCACGAACGCTACGCTGACTGTCAGTTCTGGCGCATCCGGTACGTGACGGTCCTGTGGATACCGCCGCAGCGCGACCAAGTGCAACGCGCAGACCGCAGCCCATTCTTCAACGCGGTTTCTTCAGCAGTTCGCGGCGCTCTGTGCTTGGACCGATTCCCTGGATATGTCATCGAGGGCGACACCGACCCCTACGCGGCCACGTGGGGTTCATCCCTGATGATCAATGCTGGGCTCTCGAAAGAAGTGGCCGCCGATGACGATATCGAATTCAATGTCGTGGACGTCAAAATCGACATGCCCAAGGTGCCCGGTTCCAAAGATGGGACCTGGGAAGGAGCGCGGTTCAATCTGCGCATCTACGAGGACTTGGACGTTTCGATGACGCGTCGTAACGCGTATGCGCCACCGAAGCTTGACGCGACCATCACCGAGAACCCGGACCGGACTGTCGAGCAGTTCGGATACGTGAGCGAGACCGCTGGAATACCGACATGAACTGGGAAAAGCAAGTTCCCGAGCTGCAACTCACCATCGATGACCCCGACGCTTCCGGCATTGGGCGACGGCAATCAACGGTGTTTCGCAAGCTCGCCGTGCAGCGCATTCCAGGTCTTACCAAGCAGGTCACGATTCACACGGTGGTCGGGAACCTGGGCCTGCAGATTCTGGGCGCCGCTTACCAGCAGCAATGTTCCACACTACCTTCGAACTAGACAAGACGGGCCTGCGCGAAGCCGGCGAGGCAATTACGCGAGGACTCAAGCATCTAGTCGAGACGTCTGTCACGGAAGCGGGAGAGATTGCCCGGGACGTCGCAAGACAGGGCAACTTCAAGGACAGGACCGGCGAGCTGCGCCGAACCATCTACACGAAGCCGCTGGGGTGGTCGGGCGAGACCTTCTGGGCGCTCATACATGCCCCGGCAAGGGGCGTCAACGGATACTACGCGTTGTTTGTCGAGGAAGACACCAAGGCCCACGACATCTGGCCAAAGGCTGCTCACGGGTTTACGGGTCCGCTCCGCAGTGGCCAAACGAGACGCGCAAGCGGCCGCGGTCCCCATGAGCACATCGTCGGCCGTGGGCAAGCCCTGCGCTGGGTCGATGCTGGTGAAGAGCACTTCGCTAGAATGGTCCACCACCCCGGTACGCAGGGGCGCCACTTCATGGCAGACGGCGCCCACACGGCAGAAATCTGGCTTCGTGCACGCATCCAAAACGGATTCGCGGGTCTGCAAGCGGTCCTGAATTAGTTATCCACAAGGGATTCTCAATGGCATTACCTGTCAAGACACTATCGGTTTACTCGAATCCGTGGGCGGCCACGGACCATGAGGGGCGCCCGTCTGGGGCGTTTCCACACGACGTTTCCTTGCCAGGAATGGCAGGGCGCTACGTCAGCGCGACCATGCAGGCGATCGAAACGCAGCCACAGGTCACCCGAACAATCGGCACCATGACTGAGATTCTAAATCATGCTCAACATGACCGCACATGGGACTTCAGCGACCAAGCAGTAACGGTGCCGAACTCGCCCTACTACATGCGCGCCATCAAGGACGGGACACTGTTTCCTGCCAATGAGCAGACCGCGCAACAGGCTGGACTCAAGCTCCTGAGCCGCGCCGGATACCTGAAGGCCGCGCGAGCCGCCGCCAAGGCTGAATTCGACGCCATGCACGGCGCCGGCACGTTTGACTCGGTCAACCCACCCGAACCTGCAAAGGCGGACAAATAATGACTATCTCGATCGTTGGCTTCACGAGCGACGACAAGGTACCGGGCGTTTATGGGCAGACCTCATACGGGTCTGGTCGCATTAGCGTCGGCGAATTTCCGGTCAAGTTGCTCATCACTGGCAACAAGACCAGCGCTGGGTCCATGACTGCCGACTCGGACATTTCGCAAATCATCAGCGCGGATGACGCCGATGCCAAGCTAGGCGCCGGATCTGAGGCGGCAATCCAGGCCTACGCGGCCTTGGCAATCGACGGAGTGACCCTGTACGCGGCACCGGTCGCGGAAGCTACTGGCGGCGCCGCTGGAGCGATCACCATCCTGATTGGCGGCACTTGGTCCACGACTGGCCAGATTGATTTCAAGCTACATGGGCGCCAGTACTCGGTCGGGATTGCAGCCACCGACTTGGTCGCAGACGTGGGCGGGAAGATTCGGGACATCTTCAACTCGAACGCACGCAGCCCCGTTACAGCAACCTTCGACACCCAGACGACCACGCTCACGACAAAGAGCAAAGGCATTCGGGCCAATCAGTACAACCTTTACTGCGACAAGTCTCGAGTTCCAACGGGTCTTACGGTCACGATTACGGGCGGGACAGCGTCTCACACGGGAGCGCGGTCACTCACGCCGTTTGCGAGTGGCGCCGGTACGGACTCGGTCACGAACGTTGTGGCTCTCCTGCAGGCGGACGTTTACGACTTCATCGCGTCGGCCCAGAACGATTCCACGAATGCGGCCGCCTGGAAGACCCATGTTGAGTCCGAGTGCTCAGCGACCATAGGTCACCTCGAGCATGTCATGTTTGCGCTCAACGGCACGTCGGCTGGCGCTATCTCGCTGGCTGGCACGACCCTCAATAGCCAGCGCGGTGCCCTCGTGTGGCTGCAGAACGGCGAGAGCCACCCTGCTGCCATGGTAGCGACCGCGGCCGCCATCAGGGCCACCCTGAGCCCGCAGAACCCCAACACCAACTACGACAAGATGGTGCTATCAGGCATCGCCCCGCAGTCCTTCCCATCGGACGTTCCGTCGCACGGGACCATGAAGACGCTGCTGAACAGTGGCGTGACCCCGCTCAAGACGGACGGCTCGAATGTCCGGATCGTCGGCGGCATCGGGACCCACTGTCTCAACGGCACATCGCCCGATTACCGAACGTTCACGTGGGGCGACTCGGACACGCCGGATCGCACCCGCAAGGAACTGTCGGCACTTTGGGTCGGGGTCGCGCAGAGCAATCCGTGGAACGGAGCAGATCCGCCTCCCGGAACCCTTGCAAACGAAGGCGTCATCACCCCCAACCAGTGGAACGCCATCGTCCTTGAGGAACTCAAGCGCGAAGAGAAACTCAACTGGATTCAGGACGTCGACACGAACCTGCCGCACAGCGAGTTCGATACGTCTCGCAAGTGCATCATGACCGGCGCACCCGTCGTGGTCCGGAGTCAAACCTGGCAGCTAGGCGTTCTCGTCATGCAGACGGCCGCTTAAAGGAGCATCAAAATGGCATATCGTGGCTACTCTGTATACTTGAACGGAACCCGGGTCGTCCAGGCCGAGAATGCATCACTGAAATGGATGTCGAACTCGGAATCGGTCATCACCGATGAGGGGTACCAGGGCGAAACCGAAGCCCACCAGACCTGCGAGATCACCCTCGACAAGGCGGTTCCCGCTGAGGGAGACCAGGCCCACATCATGCTCCTGGACATGCTTGCGAACAAGCAAGACCAGAACATATCGATAGGAATTCTCGGCGGCGAAATTCTACAGAGCAAGTTCAAGGTCGTTGACTCGACGTTCACGTCGGACATGGCCAAGCAGCTCACCAAAGGTTCAATCACGTTACGCGGCAAAATTCCGAAACGAATCAGCCTGTAACATAGGAGCAATCCGCCATGAGTAAGATGCGCGATCTAATGCGAGGGACGCGCGCAATACATGTCGTAGAGCTTCCGCTCGTCAACGTCCCCAACGCGGGAGCGGAACCGTCGCCAGAGCTCGACGAAGCGCGCAAGCGCGACGCCGAGGCACTGGGCACAACCGTCGAGCAGCTACCCGTCAAGGCCCGCGTGGGTCTGCGGGTGCTGCTGCCGAGGCAGTGGCTTGACGTCCAGACTGCCGCTAGGGCGCTGGCAGTCGAGCGCGGAAACCCGAACCCGACCGAGGATGACCCGAACTACAACCTCGGCACGCAGGTCAACACGCTAGCCCGTGCGTGCGTGGACCCCGACAGTAATCCGTCGGATCCAGACCTATTCTTCGGCGACGGCAAGACCATCGAGTCAGCCGTCAAAGACCTGCTGGATAACGAGCACCTGACCCGCGATTCGCTCACGTACCTGTGCGACGAGTGGGAGTGGTGGAACGACCGCGTCAATCCGCAAATCAAGAACCTGTCAGACCACGAGAGGCTGGCCTTCATCGGTCGCATGGTGGAGACGCCAGACATTTTTTTATCATTGCGGCCGGGTGTGCAACGCAGCTTAGCGCATTTTATGGCCGTCCAGCTGTGGAGCTTGTCGATGCTCAGCTCGGAATCTGGTGGTGGCTCAACCACATCTACACTGAGTGGTCCGAAACCGGAAAGCTCCCTGCTGCAGTGAAGGCGCGCAATGGGGACCTACAGGCAACTGACGGCAAAGCGCAATGAGGTAGCCGCACCTCCTGCGCAGCTAAAGATCAACAACGCCGAGATTTGCGGCGACTACAAGACCATCACGGGCGAGCCGCGCCCAAAAGGCGACCTGATTGTTGGCATTCGAATACCCACGGAAGCAGACGATCATCAATCACGCAAAGCAGCCGAAGATAAAGGCGGCGACTCGATCCGAGAATACAACCGACAGCTAGTCATCCTGCACTGCGCGAGAGCCATATGCGATCCTAACGATATCTCCAAGTGCCATCCAGACTTTACGATGCCCGATCAGCAGCTACCACTCGTGCTTACGAGTAGCTGTCTCGACAGAATTTTCGACTATGTTGAGCGGCTCAGAATCGAGCAGAGCCCGGTATTCCCCGAAGCTACAGACCAGGAACTGGCGGAACTGGGCCATCTCATCTGCACGGCGAATTGCCTAGACGAGCTCACGTCGGCGCGCGAGGTTAGGTTCCGGAAGCTGTGTCGGTTCCTGCTGGATCAGATTCAGTGAAGCCCCTGGTGTTAGCACCGGGGGCTTTTGTTCATGTTGCGATTCCACTCATCGCTCAACCACAGCGTTCTGAATCATCGGCGTAGAACTCAGGAACGCTCCGGTTAGTCTGGGCGATTCGTGATCATGCTCTGTAATGACGGCGCACGGGACTTCTCCGCCATCGACGGCTCGTTGCCCATTCGAATCTAGATAGATGGTCCCGACCAAGCTCCCGTCAGGGCTCACTTCTACACTGACAACATCACCAATGAACGTCGGGTTCTTCCGGTAGAATTCGTAAGGCCCAAGCGTCACCGCAACCGGAGCACTGAAATTGTCGTGAGCTGATCGGATATACTCGGTAGTTATCCGGGTTCCGTCGTTCACCACGAGTCCTAGCGTGAGTAGTTTGACTTTCATCGTTTCTCCTTCACGTCTTTGACCCATTCAACGATGGGATCACCAAGGCTATCAAACCCAGTTATCCAGCCTTGCGCTTTTTGATATTCAAGAACATTCGAAAGAACTTCCGCGACAGGTATAGTCATGGTCGGGCATTCGGATATCTTCCGCTTGCTCTCGTACGCGATAATGCGTCTTCTGGTCCAAACGTATTCGAGTAGTCGAAGCATGCGACCGAGCCACATGTCTAAGGTTTCCCGGTCGTCTTCCATGAGTGTCATCTGCACGGCATGGCAATACAACTGGTCCCACCGCGCGATGTCGTCGAACGTTTCGGGTCCGCTCACGAGCAGGCGCGCGTCTTCTGGGTCTAGTCCGCTGGTGTCGATGTCAATCATCTGTCTATCTTTACTTGTGTCGTGTCAATAACATCACAGGTTTCGGGGTCCCACATGTAGCGGTCATGGCTGTCCTCCAGAGCGATTCCTACTGCTCCCGGAGGAAGACGCGTCGGGTTCAGGTCAATCAGAACAACCTGCTCTTGTTCTGGCGGATCAAAGTTTCCGATCATAGCTTAGCAACTCCCTTCAGCGGCCTGCCGTCAACGCAGAATTCGCCAGTTTGCCTGTCCAGTTGGATGCGCGACGGGTCGACCCTAACGTTTCGTTTGCTCACGTCTGGATCGGTAATTTCCTCGAACCCAGCAACGCCGAATAGAGCCAAGTCGAGTTCGCATTGTGAACGAACCGATTCAGGAAAGTAGGTAGATGGCTCCAGCATCTGAACCGCTTTCTTGAGGCAGTCGAGGCAAATCTTGTACGACGCGGGGTCACACTCATGTGCCCCACATGTCCCTATTAGGAGCGGTTTGAAGTCACATTCGCTGCATTGGCAATCTTTGATTCGTTCCACGTGCTACTCTCCTTTGATGTCAACCCCATTGCATCTTCCGCGAAGCCTCCCGATCACGTGATACCAGTCTGTCCCCTCGGGAAGCTTCTTGCACTCGTCATAGGCCCAACTCGATAACAGGAGCGTTGCGCCGCGAATCTCCCAGTGCTGCACGGCGCCGTCGTCAAGCGTCTTCGGTAACCGATCGACGACTTTGCAGATGAGCGTATCGGGTTGGTACGGCTGATTCTGCATCTCGGCTACAGCTGCCTTGATGTCATCGATTGGGTCCGATCTAACGGGCCACGGCGAGGCGGCAGCGAACGTGGACAGCGGAGGAACGGGGTGCAGTGGTTGACCGATTGCGTCAATCAGGCGAACTTCATCGGACGGTGGAGTGATGATTACGGCCCCCGGTGGCAGCTTCTCGATTCTATGCATCCTTCACCACCTTCAGTTTGAACCGACTCGGCTTGTAGAAGCATTGCATCTCGGCGTGATTGTAACCGCTGCAGATTGTCACGAATGCGGGTCCTTTCTCGTCCTGCGTGATGCACTGCCCATTGGTTCCGCGGTTTATGTCCAGATGTTCGCACTGCGCGCATGACTCGAACATCGCCAGGGCCTTGAACAGGCAAGCGGGGCAGAGCTCGACGTAGTCCCCGGTATCCTCGAATTGCATTACTCGAGCAACATCTCGATTGCATTCCGAGCACGTAAAGTTTGACGACAGAAGCTCGCGGTTCAGTAGTTTCATCTCATCTCCGTCCAATGAGTAAGCTTTGCCTTTGACTCGGCTGCCTTGATAGTCGCGAGTCGGAATTGACCAGCCTTGAACTCGCCTGATCCAATGAACCATCCGCAATTTACCAGCGAAATGTCCTTGAACTGGACTAGTTCAATCACCGTCATCAGCGGCCCTCCAGACTTGAGCTGGACCACGTCTCCGGGTTGAAACGGCTTCGGTTCGTCGGGAGGCGGATCGGGTTGTTCAAACTGCTTAGTTTCATCGGAGGGCGGATCAGGTTGCGGATCGACCTGCGTCCCGTCATCGTGTAGCCATGTGCGACTGATTGGATAGAATTTCATTGTCTGAATCTCCAATTTCTCCGTTGTTTCTTGGATGAATACTTGAAGCTATTGCCGATGCGGTATGCCGTATCGACGACTTCATGCGGTACTAATCGCGGACAGAGTTCTGTGACCATTTCGCGTACGATTAACTGAGGATCTTGATCTTGTCCAATGATCCTTTTTGCTTGTCTGCCGTTGAATTCTAGCAATAGAACTAAAGATCCACTCGGTCCTCTGAGAGGATCAAAGTATTCTTTCGGTGCGCATCCAGGCAGCAAGCTTTCAGCATAGCTCATCAGATTCATCCGAAATTTCCTCTTGCGACAGCGAAAAATCCGTTCATGCTTTCCGTGCAGGTGTTTCCAAGTGCTCCTGCCAGGGCCAGGACGTGTCGCAGCGTCGCTGGCCCGATTACTTTGACCCGTCAGCCATCCTGAGCGCAACCACTAACCCGATAGCCGAACCCTAGACGGGAGAATGAACGTGCCTTTTGCTATGTCATTGAAAGCCTTCATGTAGGCAGAGTGTGCTAGTTCAGGCGTTTCAAATATTCCAAGGTATACACTTTTTCCAGCAAAGTTTATTTTTGAAGTCCACTTATTGCGGTGTCTGACTGCTCCAACGGGAATTCCAGAACGATGTTTAATCTTATTAGTAGAGTTGAGTCTATCCGTGGCAACTCGTATGTTCAGTACACCAAAAATACTAGAGTTGTTCAGTCCGTTCCCGTCAATATGATCTATTTCTAGATGATCAGGGCAATCAAGAATCATCCTGTGCATGCGAATCGTCTTTTGATGGGACCGCTCGGAAAATTTGACATTTGAGGCTGCATAGTAGGTCGTGTTTCCACGAATTGCGAACCAGCGGAGCTTGCTAATAAGTGGGTAATGGCAAGTGTCAACCAGGGCGTACTTTTGCTGAGTCAGTACGATGCATGTGATACCTGGAGCAATTTCCCAATGATCGTTCTTAGGTTTAGAACTGGAACATTCCGGAGAACAGAACCTACCCCATCCGCGGAGTATTGTGCTAGGTGAATTCTTAGCAAGAAATTCATTGCCACAGAATTCGCAAGGTCGTAATATTTTACCACTCATTGGATCACTTCTCCTTTGGGTTGGGCCTCGGACGTGTCAGCGTTACGAGGCCAATTAGTTTGAATCATCAGCCGCTAAAGACAAGGTGAAATCGAATGGCCGCTGATGTGAAATTGCGTATAGGATGCTCACTGGATAAGTCCCTAGACACCGTATTAGGCGACTTCGCCAAGCGTGTCGACCGGGCCACGCGCGAGATGGCCAAGATGTCGCAGGCGGCGGAGCGGCTCAAGGTCGAGGCGGTCAAGAACAGCACGCGCCAGCAGCTGACCGAGGAGGAGAAGCTTGCGCGAGAGATTGAGCGACTAGACAAGCACCTGACGAGCAGCAAGGCGATCGAGCTGAGACGTCAGATTGATGCAAAGAAGCAGGCACTGCGCGATGAGGTCAATGCACAGCGGCAGTCACAGCGCGAGCTAGAGCGCTTCGCCTCACGGACCAGCTATCGGGCGACTCGGTTTCTGTTCCCGCGCCCCGAAGGGATGCTGGGTTATGCGGGCCGCGTTGGAACTGACCTGTTGCGCGGCGTCGGCGTAGACACAAGCTTTGGCGGCGGGGTTCGGCGGGCAGTAGAACTGCAGCGTCAGGCCCAGATACTTGCCAACAACGCGTATCAGCCCGGACAAGCTGGTGCTGCTGGTATTCGCGTTTCCGCGAAGGAACTTACCGACGAAGCCCACAAGCATGCCGAAGCGTACGGCATCGAGGGTGGTGCCGAGACCATTATCGGCGGCCTAACGAAGTTCAACAAGTTGACGGGTGACCTCCGCCAGGGACGTGACATCACTGCCGACATGGTCAAGCTCTCGGCGGCAACGGGAGCCAACTTCGAAGACGTCATGGGCGCGGCAGCGGTGTTGTCCAAGAAACTCGGAGAAATACCGGACAAGCAGAAAAAAATCTACGAACTAATGCGCGGATTTGCCTGGCAGGGCAAGCTAGGCGCGGTTGAGATCAGCGACCTTGCGTCCAGTATGCCGCGTCTGCTCTCGGGCGTCACGCGATTTGCTGGCGACACCGGAATCAACATAGCCAAGCTGGGTGCATTGGCTCAGATGGCCCGCGGTGGTCCAGCGAGTTCAGCGCGAGAAGCCGCCACTGGCGTCGCCCGCATGGCTGACATGTTCGTCAAGAAAACGGCCATCAAGAACATGAAAGGAATCGGCCTAACTGAGTCGGATTTGTTCGTCAAAGGCGCTGGTGGAGCTCGACAAGTAAGAGATCCGTTTTCAATCATCATGCGGGCGCTGGAACTTACCGGCGGCGACCCTGCAAAGATGATGTCAGCGTTCAGGTCCACGATGGGAGCACGTCCCATTGAGCGCATGATCGACCTCTATCGACAGGGCGGGGGCCGCGGCGGCGGTGGCATAGCTAACGTTCAGAAAGAAATCAAGATGCTGATGTCCGGTTCGGGCGTCGGCATGTCGAACGAAGTCGTCGAGGACATGGCGAAGCGCCAGTCCGAGACGATGGCGAACAAGGCCCAGAAGTTCCAGGACAAGCTTGACCGCATCACCGAGTCGCTTGCCGAGCGACTGCTGCCCGTACTTGAGCAACTTGCCCCCGACGCTCTCAAGGTAGCCGAGGCGTTCAGCGGAGTCGTCAAGTGGGCCGCGACCAATCCCGGTGAAGCAATTGTAGGAGCGATAACGCTCAGCATTGCTAGGGCTGGGTTGGAGTCTGGGTTCCGGCGTTCGATCGAGCAGGCACTTGGGGTGGGGACACCATTTCAGACCGGCGCCATGCAGGCCGGAAGCAGCATGATGAAATTTGCCACGGTTGCCAGCAATGCCATCACGGTAATTGCTGCGGCGGTGGCCGCCTATGAACTCGGCAAGCAGGGCGCAGAGTCAATCGCTAAGCGAAGCGCCGCTGAAGCCGGAGAGACCGGAAACGTAGTAGATAATCTGTCGCTCGCACACGGCGCAGACTTGGCCAAGTCGATCGCCGCCGCGAAAGAGAAGGTCGGCAAAATCAAGGCGCAGCGCGCCAAGCGCGGTGGGCTTGACGTTGGCCTGAGTGACTGGCTCGAACGCGTTGGCGGTGGTCGTAGCCAAGGTCAAGACCTGGCCTCGACCGAGAACATGATCCGACTCAAGGAACAGGAACTGTCACGCTACAACGCAACTGGCAGGGCACAGCGAGTCTCGAAGCTCGAAGCGGGCGAGGCTGCCATGCTAGCTGATGCCATTAGCGGCAGGACACTGAAGGTCCAGGTCATGAACCCTCCGGCTGCTGCTGGAAACCCATCTAAGGTCGATCCGAAAGGTCGCGAGCCTCCTCCGGGGCAGAGGTAGCATTTCTAACTTCAAATTCGCTGACTTCCCCATCGTCTCGAATCACACGGGTCACGACGTAGTTTCCATCGATCAGGTTTTCGTGATTGATAATCCGAACGACGTTGCCGACTTACACGTCCAAGTTCCGTACCTCGCTCCTACCCTGTAGCACATGGCTTCCCTCGACGCGACCCACAAGCTGGCTTTCGGCGGAATCCGGATACCTTACAGCAAATTCTCGATCGAGCTGAAGACGCCGTCGCACCAGCACCGCTATCCTCACACGCCCGGGGCCGCGCTCGAGAAAATGGGGCGCGAGCCTTACGTGTTCTCGATCACCGGCGTCTATGACGACTGCCTGACGCCTGAAGTCCTGCCAGCGAACTGGACGATCGCGCTAGCGACGCTGCGGCGCATGGCCGAGGATGAGCAGACCGATAACGCCGAGGTGCCGCTAATCGGCACCATCCGGGCCAAGATCGAAAATCTCAAGATCGACATTGACGCGCGCAGGACGTCAGGTCCCGAGGCGGTGAGCTTCATGCTGATCGAGGACATGACCGATCAGTTCCTGGACGCGTACATCTTCCAGACCGCTCAGAACGCCCTGCAGACATCCTACGACAACATGGTCGCCAATGACCTCGCGAGTCGATTCTCAGCGCCATCCCTGAGCCTCTGGAGCCAAATCAACAACGCCGTCAGTGACGTGTTGGCTATCAAAGACCAGGCTCAACTCTACGCGGGCCTATATGAGTCAAAGATTCTCTACGCGATCGACCTCATCAAGACGGCTGACTCTACGCTTGCAGAACTCGAAGATCCGCTCAACAATCAGGTGTTCCAAGATCTGATAGCAGCGTGGTCTGCGCTTGCTGACTTGGTCAACAACCGGTTGTTGATGAACAACGACATGCAGAAATACACGGTCGTGCGCGATTCGACCCTGAGCGAAGTGGCTATTTCGATATCGGACATTGCCGGCCACACCATTGAAGCGGGCGACCTATTGGGCATCAATCTGATCCCCGACCCATTCAGTGTCCGCGCTGGCACTTCAGTCAACTACTACGCTTGAGCCAATGGCTGACTTTGAACCCGGCGACATCAATGATTCGGTCCAGCTGGTCATTGACGGCAAGGAAATCAAGATTGCCGAGAGCTACGAGGTATCCATTCGGGTGCTGCAGCAGCCCGCCGCATTCACGCTCCGGATGGGCTGGGGTGGCACCGTCGCAGATCTTCGCGAACAGTTCGGACCGGGGCAGAAATTCCAGCTGTACGTGGGCGGTGCTCGGGTGCAGTCGGGAAGAATCGACGCCGTGAACGCGCCCGATGGCAAGACGGCTCAAATCGAAATCAAGGGGCGCGACTGGACTTCGGTGTTGTTCAAGAGCGCGATTGTTGACGAGGTCTCGTTCAGTGAGCGCACCTTCCTCGATGTCACGAAGCGGGTGCTGAAGATTTGCGGGCTCGAGGACCACCCGATTTTCGGCAACAATGACGCCTTGCGCGAGATGCAGACGCACGCCGTCACCCGGATCGTCTCGACCCCGAACGCGTCAGACCAGGTTGCGAATCAGGAAACGGGCCTTACCGAAATCGGCACCATCCAGTCCGTGACCGTCCAAACCCTGGTCGCCAAGGTGGGTGAGACCTGGTGGCAGTGGTTGCAACGCCAATACAAGCTGGCTGGAATCTACCTGTGGTGCGCCGCCGATGGCTCATTCGTGATCAGCAGCCCAGACCCCAATCAAGGCACATCCTACATCATTCGGGTCAAGCGGGACCAAACGAAGCTCGATACCACCGTGCTGTCCGGGCAGCTCACGAACGACACCACGAACCGGTACTCGCTCTACGTCTGCCACGGTCGCTACGGCGCCGGGCAAGCGGGGCGATCGAAGTACACGGGGCGCTTCCCTGACGACGAGATGATCGGTCTCGGTTTTCCCGAGACCGAGGCCTGGGTCATCTACGACAACGACGTCAAGAGCAACAAGCAAGCGGAATATCGAGCACGCCGTGAATGCGCAGAGCATCGCCGGGCTGGGTGGAACCTGCACTACACGCTAGCGGGTCACGTGGTCCCGGCCAAGTTCCAGAAGTCAGACCTTACCAATTGGGGACCTGACCTCATCGCTGAAGTTTACGACGACGACCGTGGCATCTACGAGAACATGTACATCGAAGCGGTCACGTTCGCGCGCAGCATGGAAGGGACGACGACCAGGGTCGAGCTGATGCGCCTGCAAGACATGCAGTGGCTCGCCGAAGACCTGAGCGAACTGCGCAAGAAGGACAAGAAAGTGTTGTCGGGCGGGTCACCGCTTCCTAGGAGAGGTCACTAGTGTCGCGCGAATTCAGAACCGCAATCACGACGGGCTACACGGCAGAGAAGTTTCTGGCCGTGCAGTGCGACGCTCATGGTGACAATCCAGGCGAGGGCTTCCAGCTGCTCGTTGCCCCATACGGTTTCGTTTCCCGTCCGGTCGACGCCGACAACGACAACGGCAATTACCGCGGCGGCATTGTAGCGACTGACACCGAAGGCGCGTCTGAGCAGTTCAGTTGGTGCCTGCATGACGTCAGGATCGCATCAAAACTGCCACCTCTGACGAAGGGCAGCGCGGCACTCTACAATTCAGCAGGCGCATTCATCCTGCTTGATACCGACAACGAAGTGGAGCTCCACTACGTTCCGCAGGGAACCAGCAAGGCTCACGCGGTCACGATCGGAAAGACTTCCACGGGAAAATCCGTAATCTGCCTGCAGCACGCGGACAAGCCATTCCTGCAGCTGGATTCCGAACGTGCTCAGCTACGCGGACCTGGCAATGCTTACCTAGAAGTTCTTGACAAATCGGTCAACATCAATGGCTCCGGCAAAGTTCTAGGCTCATTTGCGGTAGGCGGCACGGAGGCTCAACCGACCCTGAATGCCACCCTGTTCGCTACGTGGTGGGAAGCCGTATCGTCAGCGGTATCGGCTCAGGGTACCACGCCACTGACCGGAGCGACCCTGGGTGCCGTCCTTCAGGGTCTCGGAGCCGCGCTCGAGTCTACGTTCACCCAGTTCTTGAGAGGCCTTTAGGTCAATGGCCTCGGCCTGCAATTTTGCTCTCACGATTCCGCCGGAGCCAGCGCTACCGCCACAGCTTCCGATTCCAGAGCTTCCTCCCGTACCGCCTATTCCTGACCCGCCTGGGCTTCCTGGGCTCACCTTGGCAGGACTGCCGACGATTGTGCCTCCAGTCATCGAAGCGCCCGTAGTGCCCGTCCTAGACCTGCCGCCGATGCCTCCAGTGCCGGAGCCTCCAGCGGTGCCGCTGCCAGGAGTCCCGGAGCCAGAAATCCCGATCCCAGTGCCGCCCGCCGTCCCGGACCTATCAATCCCGGACATGCCGCTTCCCGAGCTGGCCATCTGCCCGCTGGACCAGCAGTACACGTAAGACTCACCAGGACCCGAGTGTCCCTCGCCCCCTGTCTCGGGTCCGCCCTTTCCACCGGATTGCTCCGGAGCCATCAATGTCATTTTACTCAGCCGCTTACGCGACCGGACCGTTTGGGCAAGACCCCACCGAAGTCGAAGCGCCTGTGCAGCGCACCGCTACTGCGGCGGCACTCCATTACGACGGGACCCTTCGCGATTGGCTACTAGACGCCAACGGTGTCCCGGTGCCGGCAGATCCGACCGATGTCGGGATGGCGCTGAGCTTCTGCGACCCGCTCAACAACGACCTGTTTTCGATTGAGTATCTGGGCCTGCCCGACACGCAAAAGCGGCTCGAGGACATCGTCGCAAACGCGCAGCCAGCAAAACGTCTTGTAGCCGAAGGCAAAGCCAAGATCATGTCGGTCGATTACGAGGAGCAGGAGCGCGGATTGAAAGTCTTGGTCCGGTATCAGAATCTAGTCACTGGCAGCATTCACACGGTGTAGCATGGCAGAGCTCGTAGTATCAACTCGGACGCAGCTGCATGACCGCATGTGCGCCAACTTCAAGGCGCGGGTCATTGACGCGGGCCTGTCAACGTCTCCCGACATTGGACCAGACTCGTATGAGTCAAAGCTATTTCAGGCGATCGGCGACAACCTGGCTCTGATGTCCAACAATGCAGTCGTGGTCGCGCGTGGCGTGTCCCTGCAGGACATGGACATGACGCAGCTGACCGCGTTCGGGAACACGCCGGGCATCGACACACCGCCACTCGCGGCCGTTGGGGCATTCGGGTACATCCAAATCACGACCGCGACCGGCGGCACGTCGCTGGACACGACCCGGCAGTGGAAGAATGCTGCCACAAATCTGGTTTATCAGGTCGTTACGGCTGGCACGTACGCGAACCAGGCGACGGTTCCAGTGCAGTGCACGACCGGCGGCATCGCCACAAACGTCGACCCGGGCGTCATCCTGACGGCGGTTACGACCGCTCCGGGATGTTATCCGACCGCGCCCGTTGTCGCACAGCCGAACGGACTAGGGCTTGCGGGTGGGCGCGAAGCCGAGCAGGAAGGCACCTATCGGCAGCGACTGAGCAATGCTATTGCGCACCCAGCCGCGATGGGCAACGTCGACCAGATCGTTGCTGCCGCCGAGAATTCGGCCGGGCACGGTGTGCCAGTCCAGAAGGCATTTGCCTACCCGCAAATCATGGGGCCTGGAACGTGCGCGGTCGCGATCATGCTGACGCCCGCTAGCGCAACAGGCTCAGTGTTTCCCAGCAGCGGGCAGCTCAATTCGGTCGGCGCATTCATCGACGCGCAGGAATCGATCGACGACGGCATCTTCATGCTTGAGATGCTTGCCCGGAACGTTGACCCGATCCTGAAGATTCAGTGGACGCGCAGTAGCTCGGGCTGGGCAGACGTCGCCCCGTGGCCGACCATCGCCGCGACCCCCAGCGCGGTGGCAAAAATCACGTCCGCGACGTCCCCAACCTCGTTTGTGATCAGTACGTTCACCGGCTATGCCCAGCCCGTGAATGGTCAACGGCTGGCCATTTGGAACCAGAGCACGGGGCAGTTCGTCCGCAAGACCATCGCAAGTTTCTCAGGTACCGGGCCATGGACGATCACCGTGGACGTGACCGGTAACGCCTCCGACATCACGTACACGCCGGCTACGGGTCAATTCGTGATGCCGTGGTCCGACAACATCAACGACCTGGTGCCCGTCATGCTTGCCTACTTCGCAGCATTCGGACCCGGAGAAAATGCGCCCGATGGATTCTCGCCCACGACTAGCGACCGTTGCTGGCGCCATCCTCTGCAGGACGTTGGCGAGTGGCCCACAATCCTTGATGCGCGCGTCGCTAACGTGCTCAACGAAGTAGCATCGGTCTCGTATGCAACCTATGTGACGGATTTGGGCACGGGCAGCTACTCGACCACGACCACCAAGACCAACGTCGGGACTCAGACGGTGAGCGTGTATCGCCTGACCCTCGACGACATTGCCTTTTACCCAGGGTAACCATGACCACCAACCCATTTGGCACCTCGCCCCCAACGGTCCCGACCTTAGCGGACATCGGTCTCGGTCTACTCGTTGACGATCCCGAATATCCTCCAATTCCTACAGAACAACCAACCGCGCAGCAGATCAACCTGCACGACTTTTGCTCGGCTGTTGCGGCCTTGATGTGCCCACCCCTGATCGTGTCAGTCGTCTACGGCTCGAGCTACACACTTGGCGGATTTAGGGCAACCAATCCGAACATCGCCGCTGGCGACATCACGATTATCCCATGGGCGACCGGATCAATGTCCGTCACAGTCACGGCGGGAAAACTTCCGTCACATGGCGGAATGCTGCCCATGGCATGGTCTCACAGGACCGGAGCTACTGCAGCGGGGCTCTACATTTCGAACGGCGCTAACGTGACCATGGTCAACAGTTCTGGTTTCATCGACGGTTCGTTCACGGTTGCGATTTGGGGCTCGTGATGGCTGGATCTGCCCTGAATGCATTCGCCTGTTGCGGGGCGTTTCGGCTGTCTTCGCGGACCACCTATGCCGAGAAATTCTACCGTGAACTGACGGCGGCCGAGCAGTACAAGGGCGGCGACGGAGCATTTGACTCGTCGTGGAACACGTACAACTCATGTCGCAATTACGCGATCGCGATGGCGATGCAGACCGTTCAGCTGCAGCTCGACCACGCAGCGGCTCAGCGCGATCCGCGGTACGTGACCGAAAAGCTCGAAGAACTTGAGGCGGACTACCAGCTAATCCCACTTGCGACCGACACGATTGTTGACCGCCGCAATGCTCTGGCGTCAGCGATGGCGCTTCGAGAGGGCAACGTCGAGACAGCCATCCGCGCTGGACTGACGAGCATCTTTGGAGCTGGCTTCATGGGGATCAAGACACTGTCAACGACAGATGTTCCGCCATTTCTGATCGGGCAAACGACGCTGAAATCATTCGATGCGCGCCGGCCTGGTATCGAGACCAAGCTGGTTCAGACGACCTCAAACGTTAGCGTCGTCGGCTCGAAGACGGTCACGTACCAGCAGGTGGGCTCGCACACGACCGCCGTGGCCGCTGGTGACAAGTTGGTCGTAGACATCAACTGCAACGGCCGCACCGAGGTCGTTACCGTAACGGCCGCTGATGCGGGCTCATTCACGGCGACGTTCGCGAATGGGCACGATTCCGGCGCCATCTGCTCGACCGCGCAGTGGCCAGCTTGGATCGGCTACAAGCGGCACCTGCTAATCCTTCTGAGCGCGACCGCTTGTGCAAATGCAGGCATGCTCAGGAAGGCAAACAACTTCCTCGACTACGCTATGCGGGGCACGTCGTCCTATGCGTTCGTGCAGGCCCCAACGTCTTCGCTGAGCGCAGGACCGTACAAAATCGGCTCGTCTCTAACCGGCCACAACGTAATCGGCACCGTTTCGTTCTCCTAGAGGTCAAATTGGCACATTTCGCATACCTCACATCACCGGCTGCCCGCGGCGGAACGACGACGCAGTGGCCCGATCAAGGCCAAGTCTATTCCGAGGACTTCGCCTGGTTCGCTGCGTGTGCGTTCAAGTCCATCAATGGCGACGACGGCGGCACGTGGGCGCCTGGGGCAGCGATCATCATCGGAGGTTCTGGGCTGCAGATTTCTTCGTCGTCGGCTTTTTTGGTAGCTCACAGCGCAACCATTGGCACCTACGGCGGAAGTGATCAACTAACCAGCAACGGAACCACGTGGCTGCGTGGCGTGGCCACATTCGACGCCGGAGCCCAATTCAACGCGAGCGGCAATGTAACCGTTCTTGGTAACTTCACCGCAGTCGGCGACAATATCACGTTGGGGGATAGCCCCGCTGATACGTTAGCGGTAAATGCAGGCACATCGTTCAGCGCAGCGGTGTCGTGTACCGACAACTTCACAGTCAACGGCGGCTCGTCAGGATCTCACAAGGCAATCACGATTGGCCAATACGTTGACGTGAATTCGCACGGCGTATGGACACACACTGGCAACGCTCTATTGCAGGGAGCAACGACAATTATTCAGCTTAGCGTACCTGCCGGCGAAGCTGTTCTAATCGATCCCGAACTTCGCGCCAATGGCGGAATTCGTCAGCCCGTCCAGACCATCACGGCATCCACGACCGTAGTAACGACTGGTACCCGATGGGTGATTTGCAATATTGCGGCAGGCGGCTACATCACGCTGCCGTCAGGTCAGCCCATCAACTCGATGATTACGATCAAGAACATCTCGACTCTGTCAGTTGCGGTGCATTACCCCGGCGGCGGTACAATCTGCCAGCTGCAGGATGCAACCGTCATGGACGCCGATCATCCGCCGCCTCGAGCCGATGTCTATTGGGATGGATCAAATTGGCAGATTTTCGACTGGTTCAAGCTGCTCTAGCGCGCAGTCGGACAGAACGCCGCAGCTGGCCGCGCAATCCCCGTTGCCCGCGTCTGGAGCGATGATGCGGACGCGACTTTCGCATGGGTCAATCGTCAGACCGCAAATCTGGTAGTCGTCGCCCATCATGCAATTGAGAGGCTCGCCACTGATGACCGTGGTCGGGTTGCAGAACGGGTAAACCTGTCGGCACTGGCAGCCCCATTCGCCATCCTTGCACCACGCCTGAGAGCTTTTCGATTCAGACTGGGGATCCCAATCTTCCGAGTAGGAAGCAGCGGCAGTCGAGCACCCCATCAGCAGCGTGGCGAAAATCAATGTGGTATAGCGGGTCATAGTAGGTCTCCTGTCCAGACTTGCTCGGGGTCCGGTGGTTCCAGCCACGCGGACCCGGCTGCTCAATGGTACGTCCAGAACAGAGGATTGCAATAGTGGGCAAATGCGCAGCGGCGCGATTAGTCGCGCAAGACCAGAAAATCAGGGCGATTCTGCAGATTCTTGCGCCCGGCCCGAAGCTCGCAACCGACCTACCCCGGTACGCGTCCGAACTTCTGATTGCCAAACAGCAGGGACTCTGCGCGGCCACGTGCGTGCACCGGACCACGTCCAGCAATGCTGGTGAGCACTCCAAGTGGCTATGGCGCATCACGCCCGCCGGCAAGCGGTGGCTAGCCGATCATCCCAGTCGCGCACCGGTCATGCATCAGTCCGCTGCTCCAAGTTGAGCTGAGCAACGCGACGAATCGTATCGCGCTCCACTTGGGCGGCGTCTATCTCGCGCTGAACTGACTGGCGTAGGTTCTCGAGCGCGACGGCACGCTGCACCCAACGCTCGCGCCATCGCAGCTGGACCATGTTCCACGTGAAGCTCAGGGCGAGGGCGCAGACACCGACCCCAGTCAAAACGCCGTAGAAGAACTGCACCCCGGAACGCTACCCGCAAGCAAGGCAACGCGCAATGAACACCTCTGAATACAGGGCCACTCAGGCAGCTTTTGCCGGCAACAACAAGGACTTGGGCATCAAGCAGTCTTGGGGAGGGCAGCCCGGCGCCACCGACGCCGACGTGATGCCGGACGGCGTCCTGACCGATGAATTCGGCAACTACATGGTCGACCATCAGAGCCGCTGGCAAATCGCTCTCTAGAAGGAACTATCAATGACACAACCGATCAGCAGCGTATTCTCGACGCTGAATCGTTATCGTGACGTCCAGTACGTCGCGTCGTCGCCCAGCACCGTTGACCCCGCTTCGTGCACGTACGCGGACTTTGACGGAGCAACTGTGGACAAGTTTGCGAACCTGCGTGTCTTGATTCCGAGCGGAGACAACGTCGGCGTCTATTCGGTCGACTCGGGCGGGACGTCCCTAACGCTAGACCCGCACTTCGTCTGCTATGAGGGAGCTACCATCAGGTGCCTGGGGTCTGCGGCTCGCCCGACCTATCGCCAGATAGCCGCTAACGGATCCGTGACCCCGACATTCGTCATTGTCGGGAATGGGCCTGTGACGGAATTCGGGGCTGATCATACGGGAGCGACCGATTCGACGACGGCACTCAACGCAGCGCTCGCCGCGGGTGTTGGGGATCTGCTTCCGGAGAGTCAGTACAAAATCAATGGGACTCTTATCTTGCCGGCCGCCACCGTTGTACAGGACGACAGTCGCCGCACGTTTACTGGTATGCGGCACACGCGCCTGCACGGAAGCGGCCACTCACGTGTGACTGTTGCCCCCCGAGGTTATCCAACGTGGGGGTATAGCGGGGTGGTTGGTGGGTCGGTTATCAAGCAAACCAGCTCCGAAGCGATCCCTGCAATCAAGGTGAATACTGATGCGACGAGCGCAACGGGCCACGAGCTGTCGGATTTCGAATTGCTTGGCGCTGGCATTGCTGGATCGACTGGAATAAGCTACTCCGGGGGCGGGGTCAAAGGCAACGAAATCATTGAAAATGTGCGCGTTGACAACTTCGGCACGGGCATTGATCTCACCAATTCGATCAACTCGCGCTTGCGAAACGTAGAGGTTGGCGGTTGCGACATAGGGATCACGACCGGAGACGGAAGTGCTATCAATTCGCGCACAGAGATAGTCAGCGCGACCTTGGAGCAGTGCGCTACGGGAGCTGTGCTTTCCGGGTTTGGCGCCGATACCGTGTCGGGTGGACTGGTCGAAAATTGCGGTACCGGGATTGTGGTGCGCCCCGCAGCTAACGTATCCGACCCGCCTATAAAATGCATTCGCGACACGATGTTCGCCGATACACCAAGAGGCGGCTGCGACGTCGTCATTGACACAACCAGCGGATACTGCAAAGTCGTTGTTGACGGCAACACGACCAGTGGCGGATTTAAGACCATGGGAGGGTGGCTGTATACTCTAACGCTCGGGCATAACAGTGGTAATCAACATTGGTGCGTGTGCCTATCTCCCCTAAGCTACAACACGGTCATTGAGCGTGTCAGTGACCTGTATTGGCTATTTGACTACGGTGTTGGCACTACTGTCATCAATTCAGCGGCGCGCCGGGCGCCAGCGTTGTACCTCGACGCCGACAACATTGTTGACGGCGGCGGAGGAAGCGCATCTTCGTGGGCGGCGTCGCAAGGTTCCGCCGGAACTGTGGCGGTGTACACGGCAGCCAAAACATCGACTACCGTGTGGGGTGGTGGCAAACGTACGGCGGATTTCGACACGGGCTATCACGGGTGGCAAATCACCAGCGGCACCACGGGCCTCAACGGAGTCAATGCGCCTTTTATGTTTTTGATGTCGCAACACAATTTGCCGTCAACATTTTGGATATGTGGAAAAAAGCGGACTAACAATGACCTACGATCCGGAATTCACCACCAATCGCGATGCGCTGTTTAGTGTGTTGCCGCCGTGGCTTCGCAATTTCTGGGGCGCGCGTCTACTCTATGCGATCACAATCCAGGTGGATGCGCTGGAAGAGATGGTGAAGCAAGCGGTCTTGGCGAGATTTCCCGGCTTCAACGCAAGTGCACTTCCAGACCTTTGCCGTGCACGTGCGATCATCCGCGGACCGCACGAAACTGAAGCGCAGATTACGCGGCGCCTGATAGAGTGGCTCGAGATCCATCGTCTCGACGGCCATCCTGGTGGCATTCTGCAACAGTTGCTTGCGAACTTCTCGCCGTGGTCGTTGCACATGCGCGTCGTATTTGCAAATGGTAACTACTTCGATTCAGACGCGGCAATCACTCGTGCTCAACCTTGCGGAGGCCGAACGCTGGGCAGGGCAAATCACGCAATTCCACTCGGAGATCACCTAATGCGTATCAAAATCAAATACGTCCCGGTCTACGTGTTGAGCGACGCGGAAGGTACACTCGCCGTATTGCGGACACCTTCACATGCGCGCAGTCTGCAAGCTGACTTTCCTGGGTCCACATTCGAGCGGCAGCACTACGTCGAGCCATCGTGGGAGTCGGCAATCCCCGATGGTCCCAAAATGATTTCGAATGTCTCGGATCGGGTTCGAACATTTCTTCAAACACGTCTGGAGGGGCAGGCGTGAAACTTAACACACCCACTCGCTGGCTGCTTTGCCGGTGACCGTGACGGGTTCGGCACCGAACAACAACACTATGCGGATAGGGATTACCGGACCCGGCGGTTCCATCCAATGGACCACAAAGGCCGTCATTTGGGCCAACTAAACGATCTGTCGCTAGTCGCTTAACCACAATCACACAAGTCATCTGCTCCGCTGAATCTTAGGCAACGGCGGAGCGAACGTGCGTCGTAGAAACTTTTGGCGGCCGGCGCGACGCTGGTATGCCCACAACTCTGAAAGGAACCATCATGCAATTACATGACATCGTACACAGCAAGGCGAATCCGCGGGTCAACATGACCATTTGCGGTTTCGCAACACGCGAGCAACTGATCGCCAACACGCATCAGAAGTATGCTCTACACATTGCCCATTTTCGGGGCAGCATCCCACCTGAACTCGAGGATGACTTTGGTGACAAGGCACCGTCGGATGACGCGGTGTTTTGCGTCTTTCACGAGCCTGATGAGAATCATCCGCGGCGCGTAGCGTCACGCGAGAAGGCTGACAAGGCTGTCGCGGCTGCTCACGCTGGCGACGCTTGGAAGAATCACCCAGTGATGACTGGAGTTAACCATGTTCGATCGGGTGTGTTACCGCTTGTCGATCACACTACTCCCGAAGGGGCACTCGCTATTGCGGAAGGTCGCGCGCTTGCTGCTGATGCGCATCTAGCGTGTTTCGGCTACGCAAAAGACGTCGTCAAGATGAGCGACGCAGAAATCAAAAAGTGCGCGCTGGCTTTCATCCACGCGAGCCACACGCGTGATGGCTATATTCATGCTTGGTTCAAGCGCGAAGAACTGGTGGAGGGCTAATCATGGCATTTGCAAAAACTACAGCTGGACAGGTTGCATGTCTAACGCAGGTAACCGCTAACTCATATGGTGGTTTTGCTGGGGCTCTTGGTGGCACGAGCGGTGGTGGGCTGATCAAGGGTTACACGACTGGACTCGGTACATTGCTGACTACGTGGACGCTTCCCGCGTGTACGGCTACGTCCAATGCGTACGCGATGACGGGAACTCCACCGGTAGCAACGCCAGGAAACAACGGTGTCATGGCTGCGTATACTGTCTGCACCTCAGGCGGTACTTCGCTCGGCCAAGGGACAGTGACAGCAACTGGTGGCGGCGGAGACATGACGTTGAACAACACGACTGTCGCGACGACATCAAACGTCACTTTGTCAACGTGGAGCCACACGGAAAACTAACCAATGACTGCGGTAGCGCTAAATTACTTCACCGACTTTAAGCTGCAGTTGTGGCTCGGCAAGCACAATTTCAACACCAATACGTTCAAGCTACTGCTGACGAATGGCGCACCGTCAGCAGCTTGGACGGCCATTTCACAGGCGACTGAGATTACCGCTGAACACGGCTATCCATCGGCAGGGATCTCGCTCACGACTTCGGCGACAGCGAGTGGATTTGTAATAGTTAGCTACACTCTGACTGCGTCAGGAGGCACAATAGGTCCGTTTCAATACTCGATCATCTATAATTCAAGCGTCGGCGATTCAAACAACCTAGTTGGTTGGCTTGACTATGGTTCCGCTATCACGATGCAGGACACTCAAACAAACCTGTGGGATTTCCCGGCAACTCTGATTTCACCAACCTGGTCCTAGTCGATGGGCATCAATGTCACCAATATTACCGCAGCGCTTGCGAACACGAACATACCGTTCGGTGCGCCCGCTGGGATCATCGTTCGCGACTCTGTTACGGGTGACTTCCTTTATCCACTTCTATCCACTAGTGCAGTTAACTTATGGACAAACACCGATGGAGCAAGTCAGCCGTCGAAGTTAGCCAGTTCTAACATCACTGCGTCTGACGGACCATTTTGTATGGTCCAGGACACGGTCAATGACCGCATACACATGTGCTCCTACTACGGTGGAGCAATGGCTTACTACCGTCTGGCGCTAACGCGTTCCGGTGGTCATGTCACTGGATGGACCGTCGAGGCAAACGGCATCGCATTTCCAGCGGTCCCAAGCTCGCTTAGCGATGCTCGCGTTTGGCAAGTCGTTATCATGCCAGATGGCAATGGCACGAGGCAACTCGTATTCGTTGGTACCGATGGCAGCGACACAGGCAATTGGCGATATACGATTTGCACAGCAGCGTTGACGGTTTCGGCGACAAGCGGTTTCAAGTCGCTCGCCGGCACAGCCAATACGTGGTCAGTCGGCACGACTCATACGGATGGGACATTTGCTTCATATGGCTATCATGCGCAGGTCCAGCCAATCGGATCCGCTGGCAATTTGGTTGTGTTGTGGGGCGCGCAGGGTCTGGGAGATCAGACTAGTTATGTTGCTCCAGTACGAGCCCAGATCTGGACGGCAAGCGGAGCGACATGGTCAGCGGGTGGCGAATCAACAGTAGTTACCGGTTCAACTCAGTCGTTTTTGGGGACGTCATGCTCGCTTAATGGCAATGCGTATTTTGCCACGTCGTACAATGCTGCGCTTCCCGGCGTAGGCAGTCTCTACATTACTAAGGTTGACAGCTCAGGAACCATCACACAGAGCATCACGGGTGCGCTGAGTTTTGGCACCTCGATCGACGGCTGGGAACCCATGATGGGCCTGCACGTCACGACAGATGAAAAGGTCATCCTGATTTGTTGCCCGCGTCAATATAGCGCGATGACGGTGCGTTGCTGTAGCTGGGATGGCGCTAGCTGGACCTCACAATCACTTGTGGGTGGGACAACGGCAAAGTTGGCGCTGTGGACCTCGGGTAGGAGCTGGGGTGACACAGGAATTGCGATTGCGGTAGGGAATAATACTGGTTCCCCTCCATATTCGGCTTATTTCGCATCCGCATGGTGGACGGCAGACGCAACCTATGTTTGGACCGATAGCGCTAAAACCCTTACTCTCACTACCGGATCGACTAACTGGGTTTGGAGCGGTGCAGCGCCGTCCATTTCGGGCAACACCGCCGGTAACGCAAGTGGCAGCACCGACGTCACAACGCTGAGTGTCAACATTGGAAGCCCGACAAATGGTGAGCGCGTTGTGCTGTGTCTGGTCAAGCGCGGCACCGCCGCATTTACGGCTACTCCAGACGGGTGGACCGCGGTTGATTCGTTGCGCGCTAACGGTACCACAGATAGTACCTGCTGCTACTATCGAGATTGCGACGGCACCGAGGGGGCTACAGTCAGTTTCACGGTTGCATCGGCGATCTCATTTGCGGCCAAGACTTGGCGCATCGCGGCTGGTACTTTTGATCGGTATTCACCTCCAGCAATCGCGGTACATCAAGTCACGAGCGCGGCATCGAATAACAATCCTTCAGCGGTAACGCCCGGGTGGGGCAGCGGAAACGACCTGTTTTTGTGCTGGGTTGGTTGCAACGGAAACGCGACAATCACCGGAAGCCCGACGAACTATTCGACGATCGGCTCAGTGCGATCGACAACGAGCACAAGCGCAAACCGGCAAGCGTGTGGCTACTGCTATCGTACGGCGCTCACGACGACGGAAGATCCGAGCGCGTTTACCAACTCATCATGCATCTCGACCGCATACACGATTGCAATCGCTCCGCTGAATATCGGTGTTGCAAGTTCCGCGACTTGCGCGCAGGTGAGTAGTGGGGTCGCAACTGAGTCGGCGACTGGTACATCTGCTGGCAATGCTACGAGCGGAGATTGCTCCGAGGTTGGCGGCACGGCTGCGACTGAGTCAGCAACTGGATCTCAGGTTGGGACCGCGGATTGTTCAGAAACGGCCACCTCCGCGGCAACTGAAGCTGCGACCGCGACGCAAACTCAATCAACAGATTGCTCTGAGCAGTCAACAGGAGTTGCGGCTGAGTCGAGCACAGCAACACAGAGCCTGTCCGCGTCATGCTCCGAGACCGCCAGCGCTGCTGCCACTGAGTCTGCAACTGCAACTCAGACGGGCACCGCCGATTGTGCGGACACGTCGAGCGCAGCGGCAACCGAGGCCGCAACCGGTACACAGTCACAATCAGCCGATTGCTCCGAGATCGCGTCAGCTGCAGCCATCGAGGCCGCCACCGCGAACAATCCCATTGCGACCACGGCAGTTTGCGCGCAGTCATCGTCAGCAGCGGCAACCGAAGCATCGACACTGACGCAGGCGCCGCAGGCAGCCTCGTGCGCTGAGACGGCGAGCACGGCGGCCACGCAGGCAGCAATAGCATCTCAGACGCTCACCGCACAGTGCATACAGCAGTCGGTCGGCATTGCAACCGAGGCTGCTATTGGGGACAACGCAGGCACGTTCGCGACAACGGCCGCGTGCTCTGAGCAGGGATCTGCTAACTCCACCGAATCGGCGGCGGCAACCCAACAGAATCAGGGTACATGCTCACAATCGTCGAGTGCTGCTGCTGCCGAGTCTGGCACTGCAACACAATCAGCCATCGCGCAGTGCAGTGAGGTGGCCGCGACCGCTGCGACCGAAAGCGCATCCGGGACCAATCCGGTAGCTACTACCGCCGCATGCATGCAGCAATCGTCGGGCATTACGATCGAGAGTTGCACCGGTATCGGGTACAATGCGGCATCGTGCGCGCAATCCAGTTCCGCGATCGCTACCGAATCAGCAACGTCGACGCAGTCGGTGACCGCTGACTGCGATCAGGATTCCTCGGGCGGCGCTACTGAGCTGTCCACCGCAGTCAACGTCGGAACCTATGCGACGGTTGCATATTGCTCACAACAGGGCGCCCCCAATTCAGTGGAATCGAGTAGTGGCAGCCAGTCGGCGTTTGCTAACTGTGACGCGCAGTCAAGCGCCAATGCTACTGAGCACGGACAAGCGCTGCAGAGCATTTCGGCGCAATGCATCGAGCAAGCCGTCGAGATGGCAACCGAATTTGCCACGGCACTCTCTAACCTGGCAGCCACCGCATCGTGTGACGAGCGTGCCCGAGATCTAGCAACAGAGTTGGCCTCAGCTTGGCAGATGACATTTGCTGATTGTTCCGAGGAATCAAGCGCATTCGCGACGGAAAGCGGCATATGGCTCAATGCTTTGCCCATGATGACGGATGTGTTGTTTTCGCTTCAGGCGACCGCGCAAATGCAGCTGTCTCTCGACGCTTTCGGTAAACTCCGAATGTCACTCACAGCGAGGCAAGCATGAGCTTTAAGCAGTATTCCGATGTTGTGTTGTCGAATAAGGCGAACGAACCAGTTCAGGATCTGGACGGCAATCTATTCGATGGAACGGCAAAGCTTTACCTAGCGATGGACAGCGAAGATTTTTCCAAGGTGTTACCCGTCGATGTGCTGGTATCAGCAGGACTTTGGTCCTATAAGTATTATGCTGATACCAAGGGACTGCTTTGCGGAGAAATTCGAGCCGAGGGAGCAACGCACGGCTCATCTGGAATTCGCAAATGGATAATAGAACCAAGCCCATTTCCGGGGCCAATTTGACAATGCCAGACTTAGGGCAGAATTGGACAGATGAAGATGACGGAACGAGAAGCCATATTGGAAAGCGAGCTCGCAGAAAAGAACCGTCAGTTAGCCGAAACATCGGCTGAGCTTGCTAAAGCCCGACAAATCATCGCTAGCTATGAGAGCCACGATACCATGCCGCCATCGAATAGAGACGAACCGACTGGAGATCACTCGCGCGACGTTGAACAGATGACAATTCTGCTCAGGTTAGACGGTCTCGAATCTCGAGAGTCTATCAGGGCCGGGGAAATTCAGGACTTGATTCAGCGGGTGGATGGCATGCTCGAGCGAACAGATCGCGTGTTGAGATTGGCGGAACAACAGCCTGTAGTCGATCCGGAGGCCTTGAGGGAACTGACGGCATTGGTTCGATCGTTGCCATGCCTTCCGAAGGGTACCTGCCCAGAACATGAGCCGTTGCATCTAGCATCGGTAGCGCCGTCAAGCCGAAAGCTATAGCCATTCCGGCAGTCGAATGAAAACGCTCTGCATCGCTCCAGAAACCTGCCCGATTGCGCACGATGCACAGCGGGAGGCGCATGCGGCAAAAGCTGCGGCGCTCGAGGCCGTCGAGAATTCCGGCGCGGCTATTGGTCAACTCGCCACGCTACATCAGCAAGTCGACGCGCAGGGCGACATTCTACGGCGCATTGATAGGCGCACGCGCTGGCAGACGATTCTGCAATGGGCGGTCCCGGTACTCGTCACTGCTGTCGGGATTTACGTCGGATGGGCGGGGGCGACACAGCAAACCCGCAACGACCGGGCTGGGTATGACGGTGGCCAAAGGGCGGCCGTCGATGAGCTGCGCCGCCAGAGCGAAACGACGGAGCAGATTGCTATTCGTGCGGGACGCGCAGCAGCGAAACAGTTCGCCGAGGAGTTCACATTGCGCGCGAATCCAGCGCCCATTGCGTCAGCTTCCGCGAAGCGCTAACACTGCCGAGTGGTAAGCGACGTTCCCCGTGCCCATGGTGGGTGCGGGGTTTTCGTCATTTCACGCAGCCCGCTCCCATGCCTCAATCTCGGCGCGGCTACAAGTAGCTTGCCATGCCGTTGCTGCAGCCCATCCCTGAGCGCGGACCAAACATCTTCTCGATTCGTCTCTCTATAGCTGAGCTCGAATGGTTTTGATCCATTCGCTGGAAGACATTCCAATGGGCAAGCAAGTCGGCCGACAATGCGCATGCGGCACCAGGGTCTTCGACAAAGTAAGCGACACTTCAAAACCGACCACTACCCGAATTTCGCGCACGGCTCTCCGCAATTCACACAAACAGAGCCGCGTTCCCCCTGCCAGTCGATCCGTAGATTAGGCTCGTCGATCGATCCAGCGCACGCGTCGACGGAGGCTCCTAGTTCGCGGCCAGCGTCGGAGTTTTGAAACTCCTCAAGTGCTTTCAGGATGTCGTCAGTCACGCTGCCCACACCTCGCGGTCCAGTTCGTCACGGATGAGCGTGACCTGCCATGCCATGGTGGCGGCGTGCTCCGCCGCGACTCGTCGCTCGAGTTCCTGCTCGATGACATCCGGGTCCTGGCTGCGCTGCGGCGCGTCTACGGGGCGGTTTTGGGGGTTCTGTTGGGGTCGCATTGGCATTTTCCTTTGCGGCCGGAGCCGCAGTCTAACGAGTCATGCGCCAATTGTGCATCACGGGCGGCCGGTTGTCAAGCGCTAGGTCGTTTTGTCTTGACTGGCTCGCCTCAGTGTCTCGCGGATCTGATCATTCACACAGCTCCCCGATCACGTCTTCCAGCTCCGCGAACTCCTCGCAGTCATCGAACCACCAACCCGACTCTCTGAGTTGCCTGAGTAGCGCCTTGATGTCGCCGACCGTCATCTGCACGGAATCCCAGCACCAGTTGCCGACGCCGGATGTGCGTCCACGCTTTGGATACCGCACGCCATCGACAACAATTGCCTTGTCCTCGAACTCCAGTGACGGCACCAGCTCTGCATCGAACATCAGACAATCGCCTTCTAGTATGTCGCTCTTGCTGTTCTCGACTTGGATGCCGTCGAAGCACCCGCGAAACGCTCCGTTGCCGCCATCGTTGCAGCAGAAGTCGACCGTTAGGAATTTGTCAGGCATCACGTATTCTCCGGCAGTTCGCAAAACTGTTCAGGTTCCCAATCGACCCCGTACTCAGTGGTGCATATTCCGTGGCGACGATGCAGTGCAACCACTGGTGTTTCTCCGGGCTTTCTCAACACTACGAATCGCTCGAATCCGCCGAGTGCTTCGATTGGATGCCACTTGTCAGGCTCATCTCTAAACATAGCGCCGCGCCTCTCGAATCCAACGGATGCATAGTCTGAGCGCTGACGGAGTACCGACTCGACCATTCAAAAAGCTCTCGAAGTAGTCTGCCGCAAACTGAAGCTTCGTAGCCAGACTCGCGTTGCGACCGGGAACTTTTGCCGGATCGAAGTGAATGACTAGCTTTGAATTCTTGCTAGTCAGTGTTTGGATGTCGGGTAGTTTTCTACTTGCCATCACTCCTCCTATCCGAATGATGTAAAGAATCCGCGCGCTCGGCTATCCAAAATAATCTGCTGGGTGCATGGATAGCATAGCCACTCGCCCCACCGAATGGGCGCCACATCGTTGAACCGAAGTTCGGTGCATTCACCGCATTTTTCGCAACGAAATGGTGAGTCTTTCGGAACGTCCTGAATGGGGTTACTTGCCATCATTTCTCCAAGGCAATTCAGTATGCTGCCGCCCATCGAGTTCGGGCATTGAGACGAGTTTGCTATCGCGCATGAGCTATTTGAGGAAGAACGCCACGCCAGCCTGGGCGCACTGGTCACGAATCGAGCGGACCCAGTCGTCCTCGCACGGGCGCGCACCGGGGCCGCTTTCACAGCCGACGAGCATTCCGTCAATCTTAGAGCCAAACGCTGCATCTTGTGATTCGCCGAATGCTGCAGCATCCCAGAAGTTGATTTCGGAAAGCAGAGGTTCAGCACTCACAATCCGCGTTGCCGCCGGAGTATCCAGCAGCCACAAGATGCGTTTCTCCGCCTGCTCTTGGTTCTCGCAGCTGACGCCGGGAATGAAATTTGGCAGCGGCCAGTATTCTCCCTCGTGGGCGTGACACCACTGGTGACGCTCAGCCAGCGCCTCGCCTTCATCACACACGAGGTCTTCAAACTCCTTGTCGCTCAACAGTTCTGACATCCTCTGCGGGCGCTTTGTGAGTGCGATGAATTTATGCTGCGGACAAGCGGCCATTATTGCAAACACCCTGATGATGAAGCCCAGCGGTACTTTTTCGTGGAACAAATCGCTCATCGAATTGCAAAACACCGTGCGCGGCTTGCGCCACCTGAGCGGTCTGTCGAGCATCTCGGGTAGGCACCTGACTTCACCTGTCCAATGCGCCCCATACTTGTTTCTCGACCGAGAACCAATCTCAGTCACCAATCCATGGTATGGTAATCCTTCTTTGGAGAACCTGCCTGCCATTCGCTCTGCATAGCAATGCTTGCACCCATCCGATGCATGAGAGCATCCACGGACACAATTCCAGACCTCGCCCGGCGTCCCGTCAGGATTCGCTGCCCACTCGATGCTAGTCACGGCTGCACCGTTTTGACCGTAATGACTGGTTCGCCGATGAACTCCAAGTCGTTTTGCGTTTTGGCGTCCCATGCCTGGTTATTTAGAGCATCCTTAGCCGATTGTTCTGCCTGCTTCAGCACCTGTGCCATCGAGCAATCTAGCCCCCAATGATCGTGGCATTTGACGCGAATTGTCAGGACTACTTCTGCCGTGATACTTATAATTCGTTTGTCACTCATGATTTTGCCTTCCGCGCCGCGAGCTCATCGGCGGCGGCAACGAGCATTTTGAGATGTCGATACCAATCATCGCCACACAGCGGAACAAGCGACGTTGTTTCACCTGTTCGCAAATACCAGCGCGCATTGTTGCGATACAATTTATCCCCATCACTCAGTTCAATCGTTGGCGGCGCGTCCTCCAATTCCTTGGCCTTGAGCGCTTCCCACTCGCGGCGCAGAGCGATGGCGGTTTCGATGACGTCGATTGTCCATGAGTAGCCATTCGTGACGACATCCGAATAAATAACGGTCCGTTCATTGCGGTGCACGTTGCCGCCCTCATCAACTAGCCACCGAAACCCATCTATTTCTCGCTCGATCGTTGCCATCTCACTCGCCTTTCTTCGGTTCGCCGTAGCTGCAATATCCAGAGCCGTCTTTCGGCATCGCAGGAACTAGCATTGTGCACCGGCGTTCTTGTTGTGGATGCCAATGCAAGCAATCCCGGCACCTGGTTGGCTCTGGGATGTAGGCGGCCTGATCGGGATACCGACGTTCTCGAGTAACAGAAAAACCTCCATGTGCAACCAACGGTAGAATCAGGTAGAGAACGTCTGGTTTCTGCCACATCGGCAATCGTCGCTTGTCAGTTGCCATCGCAAATCCCTTTCCTATCAAGTTCGATGAGGCGCTCAACTCGTGCCACGTGTTCTCGGTACCTAACTGGTCCCATTTGATCACGCAGAGCCGCATCGTGGCGCTGTCGAGGCGATGCGGGTGACACTTCTCGCCCGCACCCAGGGCAGTGCGTCTCCTCATCACGCACGGCACAGTCACAGTTGTCACAAAACAGCGTGCTATTGGTGGCGCAGCAGTAGCGAACTGTTGTTACCTTGTCAGTCATACAATCCCCAAATCGTCAGTCATGGGTAATCGATTTCATCCTCTCGGAAAACTTGTCGGCGGCCGCGTAAACAGCTGCCATGTGCTTCTCCTTTGCCCGCTTGCGCCCTCGGCGCCAGTCTTCCAACTGGTCGTACCAATCTATGGCCGTCACGACCAACTTAATTAATGTAACGACTATGATTGCCGTCACAATGCAGAACACTGCACACGCCACACCGAAAGCAGCTGCCTGCTTGATGAGCTCAGTCATGGTGGCACCGGTAGCCATTCGGAGTCAGCTGCAACAAATTCACCGTGCGGGTTGAGGACCCAAGTATTACCGTTCATAACAAATCGCTCAAGCACCTCGATGCCATGTGGCGCCCGTTCCTCGCTCTGCTTGCGCCAGCGGAGTTGGTCTTTCAGGTCAGCGACTTGCTTCTGCAGCTCTGCGTTCTGGCTTTTCAATTGACTCAATTCCGAGTCGATTAGCTCGTCTTCAGGACCGTCCATGATTGCTCCATACCCGGCGAATGTCGGAAGTTATGCCGTGTTTTAGACACAGGTCATGCAGATGTTTGCGGTCCATTCGAGCCTCGCGGGCCGCTTTGCTGATGTTCCCCCGGTGGCGCTTCAGCAGTTCGCTGATGTACCGGCGCTCGAACGATTCTGTGTACTGCCTCCGGTTCTCGCCGTAGCTTTTAGTCCAGTCGAACTTGTTCGGAAACAGGTCGAACCTATCAAGATTTTCTATGATGTTCACGCTCAAACCTCCACAATCCTAGCGGGCACAATCGGCAATGAGACGGACCAGCCAGTCGAGTCTCACGCGCGATGAATCTGGCCTCGAGTTCGCTGCTTGCCGGGACGCACATCGTGCCCGTTGCGTGGTGGGCGGTGTATTGACGGGTCATTGTTCCTCGGTCGCCTCTACCGCGTCTTTGAGTTGCTCAAGCAGAGCGTTCAGTTCGCGATTCATCGACGGATAGTACGCGATCATCTTCTTGGCCGCAGCGAAAACGGGATCAAGTTCAGCATTACGGATGACGGCGAGCGCAATCTCTGGGGGAGCCATCCGCTCAGGGCACGCTAAACCGGGCCGTTCATCAAGGATTTGCAAGCTTCCGTGTTGCGATATTCCGACAAGTCTTCCTGGAGAAACCGCGCTTCCCCATGCGTTGAATGCCCATCCAATTGGTAGTTTCTGTTTAGTCATTGATCACCTTTAGTTTGACGGCGCCCGAAGCGGGATGGAATCGAGCGCCGTCCGTGTTGCAGACCGCGGTAGTCCGCCGCGGCAGAGTTGCTATTCAATCTCGCGCAGTTTCGGCATGTGTTGGTCGCGCCAGTCCATGACCGCCCCAACATCCTCGAAGTCCTCAGCTGCTTGCAGAATTCTGTCGCACGCTTCAACTATCGCGATGACGCCGGCTTCTTTTGCGTGGCGCTTGATGTCCTTGACTTCGGCGGGGAGCAGGCCAGGCTTCGAGTCGGTCTTCGGTGGCGGAGCGGCGGATTGCTGTTTGCGCGCTTGCGATGCGGGCAGTCTTTTGCCGTCGTTCTCCGGCAGAGCAGGGGCCGGCGCCGGGCCTTCGGTTGTGTCGTATCCGGTGATGTCGTGGACCTCTCCGTCCATGAGTCCACTATTCCCTCCTGTGAGAATGTCGTACACGGCCTTGTAGAGCTTGCGTTCCGCCTTGCCAAGTATTCCATCGTCGCCCATTCCGAAGTTCTGTTTGATCGATAGGCGCGAATCGCGCAATTGTCCATCCTCCAGCTTTTCGATGTCGAGATCCAATTTCTGCAGCTTACCATTCAGGAGCCATGACGCGTGAGCGCCAACGTATGCCGACTTTGTTTTTTCGTCCTTCACCGGCACCAGAAGTGATTTGCGAAAGTCTGTCAGCCCTGGCCACTCCATCACCAGGCGCTTGATCCCGTTCTTCGCAACGTACATGTTTTGAGCCAAAATATTGAACTCGTTGTCATTTGGCTGAAGCCCGCGCATGAGCGCTTCGATCAGGCATTCTCTAACTACGGGCATCGGATATCCTGGACGCCAGTCTTTTCCAGCGCCTTCCTGTGGTGGCCGATCTCTATCGGTACGGAAGCCAAGTGAGCTGCTCTGGAGGTTCATGAAAATCTTCATCACGTCGTCGGTAAGCACCTTCCGAAGTTGCTGGATACCCACCGAGCGTCGAATTGAACGGGCTAACACGGGCAGCGCGATCATTTCCTGAGTTGCGCACGAAGCAACAACCAATTGCACCTCATCAATCGCAGCAAGAACCGCTGGAGCGTTCGACACCTGATCAATGCGCGCTAGGGCAGCGCTTGTTTGTTCCCTCTGTTCTGTCGTTTCTTGAGTCATCACAACCTTCTTTCTGAAATACTGAACGTGTCCACCATCTCGACCGCGCCCGCGGCCTCCAAATCTGCCTTGAGTTTTCGCTTTGCTGCAGCGCCATTGCCGCGACCGGCGCGCTCAGCGACTAGCTTTTCAATCTTGGTCACGCTGAGCTTCGACACTTCGGCGTAGTCCTGTTCGTCGAAGCCAATCCGCTCAAGCACCTGCCACGTCAGCCGTGTGTCGAGTTCCCGCTTGGGCTGATTCTCTAGCATCAACTTCGCTTCACTTCCAACGATTTCGCCGCGTTTTTGCAGCAAAGCTCGGATCGCATCATTGGTTCTCTCGGCGATGGTTGTTACCATTTTCGCCGTGCGTCGGAGCTGAATCAGCTCATCCGGTGGCATGCGCTCAACCTGTTGCGCAATCGAGTCAACGTCCACGTTTTGAATTGCCGCTACCGACGCTCGCGCGAGACCGTTTGCCGCTTCGCATTCATACCAGCGCGGGCAGTGCACGCACTTCTCATGAGGGTGATAAACGCCATCCCACTGCACAACCTCGGTCTCGAGTTTGCGCATCCATTCTTGCGCCTTTTCCCGGGTAATCGTGTAGTTTTCGAATTGCTCGTGGCGTACCCACAAGATCGTGACTGTTACCTCGCGCAGCTGCGGAAATGCGAGCAGGACCATCGAGCCATAGGCCATCATCTGGTGGTAATAGTCGGTGTCTAGACGGCCACCCTTCCAATCGTACAGTCTAGCAACGTCGCCGCTGATTGCGATTCCGTCGATCGTACCTGTGATCTTGAGGCCCGCAACTTCGATCGGATATTCGATGGCTACCTCTGTGATGGATCCCGGGAACGACTCTCTGAGCTTCGCCCACAGCCTCGTGGCTTTCGCACACAGGAAACGCAATTCATTGCAATCGCAGCCATGCTCAGCTGCTACCTCGTCCACGAACTCCCAGTCAATTGAGCCGATTCGCGGTAGCGATTCGCAACACTTGTGCATTGCGCTGCCAGCGTCGGCCGCTTCGTTGGATATATTGATCCGTGTTGACGTGTTGCGAATAGAACCAGGACACTTGAAAGCCAGAGGCAACGTGCTTGCCCTGAGCAGAGATATGATGATTCCGTGTGTTTCGACCGGGGCGTTCATGCAGCTTTCCTTTGTATTGGTTCGCCAAGGGCTCGCTCAATGGACCATCCGCGTTTCAGTCTTCCATTGAGACAACTCGTCGTAATACCGATAGCCTCGGCCCATGCAGATATGCAGCGCCTCTGTCCGTTGAACTCAATGAACACGTTCCTGCGTAGATTGCGATTCTGCTCCTTGCGAGTTGCCCATCGAACATTTCCAGGCTCGTACCCCTTGGAGTTGTCGATTCGATCGAGGGAGTGTCCGGGCGAGGGACGATTCCCTATTTCATTCAGAAAAGCCATGAAGCTTGATCGAAATCCTGTGTGAACAGCGATTCCGCGTCCACCATAGTTTCTATAGTGCTTGCAGTTCGGATTCTCGCATCGCTCGATCATCGCCTTCCAGGCTCGATATTCGGGTGTGAAGTTGGAGCCGCCAAAGCAATGCCCGTGATGTGAACGAGGCGCTTTCTTTATTCCAAGATTCTTGCTCATAGTTACTCCGCAGCCTCAACTTTCTGTTCGACGTATGGCACGCCGCGCAGCTCGCCATCGGTCGCCATTGCTGTGATGACGAATGCTCCGTGCGCTTTTGCCGCCGAGTGTAGCTCATTGCGTAGGCTTCGTGCCAGTTCGCCAAACGCCTCCTGAGGAAATGCAATCAACCGGTTCTTGCGCGTCGCAATACGCATGATTTCGTGCCACTTCTCGCCACCGCTGAGCTCGTCGAAATACTCATGGTCGCTGCGATCAGTAGCGACAACCAGGCGCGGGTCACCATCTTCTGACATGCGCACGCGCAGTGGGCAGTCTTCCAGCGACGCGATCGAGTTCGAGAGCACCTCAAACGTATCGGCAGCAGCTTGGCGCAGCCTGTCCGCATGCTCCGCAAGCTGCGCAGCCTTGGCCAAGTGTTCCTTGGCGCGGTCGCGCGCCTTGAGCGCTGACCGTATCGCGATGGCCTGCTCGACAGCTCTGCGCGCGGTTCCCACGGATTCAGCCGCGTCGTCCACCTCGTCGTCGGTTGTTTCGGTGGCCCCGCTGGCTGCTTCGATTGCAGAGTCTAGTTCGCCGCGAAGTGACACCTGAGAATTCGCACTATTGAGTTCGCTCCTCGCGTTGCGCTCCTTCTCGGCGGACAGCTTCTGCTGCGCTTCGGCGTCACGGAGCATCTCCGAGATTCGTGCTACTTGAAGGTTAGCTTGCCTAAGTTCACCGGCAGCCTGCTCGAATGCTTCGCTGGCCTCGTACACCGACTTCCCAGGCGGCAACTTCGCGAGCCGTGCGCGCGCCTCGTCAGCGGCCTGGACGGTCCTGAGGTATGTCGCCCGCTTTTCCTTGATGGTACTATGCTCCCGGATCGCGTCCTCGAGATTGCGTTGCAACGTCTGCTCATCGGGCGGCTCTGCATCGCCAACGCCTTCAGCTATGGTCAGCTGTGCCTTGGCGTCGGACTCTGCGGTCCGCTTCTGATCCTCGATGCGCCGGCACTCACGCTCAATCTCGCTCTTAGTCCGCGTTGCCATCTCGACCAAGTCTGTCGTCTCCATGAGTTTGTCCGACACAATCTCGCGGAAATTCGCGCGGCCGCCAAGCAGCGGGTAGAACAGTTCCGGGCGCGCATCGGCGCCAGCCAGACGACACAGCGTCACAATGCGATGACGGTCACGGGTCTTGGCATCCTGGAATTTGGGCGAGTGCAGATCGACGATCGACAAGTCGCCAAGCCCCTCGACTGACAAGTCTCCTTCTGACCGAGTCGTCTTGCTAATTCTGACAGTCTTGCCGGCGACCTCGGCTAGTCCCCTGTTTGCACCGTCGCGCTTCGTGGGCTTGACGTCGCAGCGCCCATCGACCACCAGTTGAATCGTGCGTATACAGGTAGATTTTCCGGCTCCTGGATTTCCCTCTAGAACATAGAGGCCAGGCTCGGTCATCTGGAATTCAAACTCAGTGATAGGTCCAATGTTTTCGATGTGTATACTAGGCATGTTGCCTCCAAATCTGTGTGATCCTGTACGTTCAAGCTGTCGGAATAATTCCCGGGAAATGCCGCGAAATGTCGATGATCGTGTGGGCAAATCGGTCAAGGGTTGCCCGATGATTGCGCACTCCAAATCGGTGGCTGAGCACGATCGAAAACGCCAGAGTTTCGATGGTGTCGATCGCGAAGCAGCGCCCGCATGAGCAGCCGTTGAGGCCTATCTTGAACACGACTCAAGCTCCCGCAGTTGCTCCCGCAACTCGGCGTCAATCGTGACATCGGCGTATTCGTTAAATGCCAATACCATCGGGTGCCTCGGAAAGTTCTTGCTCAGCTCGTCAACCACGGGCTTTGCTGCCAGCGCGAACCGATTGGCTACCGCAACTCTGTGCAGAAGGTCCGCGTAGTTCGGATTGCCGGCGCTTCGTTGAGTTGTTGGTGAGTCATTCATGGGCATCCCTCATCACCGTCATGACATGGCGGCTCAATCGGTCGTATTCGAGACGCAGCACGTCGATCGGCTCAGCGTGCATGTCGAGCGCCACTGAGACGCCCTTGAGATATGCCGACGCAAGGTGCGGCTTATCGGGGCAGTTCGCGAGCAGTGGGCTAAGCGACTCAGGCATTGGATGCCTCGCCAATTCCCATCGCCTCAATATACGCCTTGACAGCGAGATAGTTTGCTCGAATGCGTTTGAAGTCTTCCGATTCGCGCGGGGTCTCGAATACCTCGGAACTTGCAAACCATTCATCCCATTCAGCAATCGATTTGGACTTGCATCCAATGTGGATGATCCCGTCGAGTCTGTATGTGACGCTCCATTTGCACCAGATCGGTACCCTTGCGCCGTCGAGACTTGCGCGGACGAGCCTTGCGCGGACGAGACTTGCGCCGTCGAGCCTTGCGCCGTCGAGCCTTGCGCCGTCGAGACTTGCGCCGTCGAGACTTGCGCCGTCGAGACTTGCGCCGTCGAGACTTGCGCCGTCGAGCCTTGCGCGGACGAGCCTTGCGTAGTCGAGACTTGCGCGGACGAGCCTTGCGCCGTCGAGCCTTGCGCCGTCGAGCCTTGCGTAGTCGAGCCTTGCGCCGTCGAGCCTTGCGCGGACGAGACTTGCGCCGACGAGGCTAGCGCGGACGTGA